TTGCAGTCTTCTACTGCTGAATCAAGAATCCTAGCCAGTTTATCCCGATTACCATCCTCGCCTACATCATAGATGTTATGGATGGAATGTGAATCCTCTACCGAACTGGATATAGAATCTGCATAGGCAGCAGCCGTATTCCTGATGTCAAATACCAATTCTTTCTTCTGTAGTTCTATCATCACCTTGTAGCCAAGGTTACAAACTCTACATTCTTTCATTACTCACCTCCTCCCCTATTCATTTGGAGCAGTTCGACTTGGACGCTCTCGTCTGTTGAAAGTCTCATGCAGATTCTTGATGGCAATAACAGATAATTCTGAATAAGTCTTCGACTCGTCAGGATTTGTAATGATAAACCAATCCATCAAAGCCTTGTTGATGATATAGTCATGGATGGAACTGGTAAGCGCATCCTTCAATGCAAGCGGATAATTGGATGGAAGAGATAGGTTGATGATGATATTGGTATCATCACTTATCAACTCGTTAGACGAAGTAGTACCATTACCTGTTTGAACCGACTCACTCAACTCTACGAGCAGTTGGCTATACGCATTCTGAATGCTACGCAAAGCCTGATTCTTGTCTTCATCATCATCACTTGCCTGAATATTGCTGGCAGCCTCAGCATCCATGTCTGCTGCTCTTCTGCTACGCCCAGTCAGGAATGCCTTGTTCTGAAAGTCATAAATGAGTTCACTCATATACAACGTTATCGCTAATTTTTTTCTTGCCATACTATGAAATTTTTGTTCGTGTTGGTTTCTTTTTGAAAAACGCTTTATCCTTGATGTCGAGCAATAATGCAGCAGCGTTATCTGCATACTCCTTCACCTTGTCGTTTGCTGTTATCTCACACCATTTCCCGATGATGTTGTTCACCAAGAACGAGTTGGCAGATGAGTTGATTGAACTGAGTAGATTATCATCAAATCTGCTAGGCATTTCTAGCGTCCATTTGGTAGAACCATCTTCTACTGATTCCCCAGCAATGAAACGTTTCAGAGCATTTCTTAACGCATCTACTGATTCATTATAGAATCGCTCAATCATCGTCAAGTCTGCATCCGTCACAAATACTTGGTCAAATGCCGACTTTCCATCCTCCAGTTTATTCTTTGCGCCTATGTAGGCAGTAGTCTTCGCTACCTCCTCATACACGTCACTTCTCTTGATTGTAATTATTAAGTCTGCCATTCTTTATCTTTTTATAGAGTTTATAACCTAAAACGACTAGCAAAACACAGAGTGCCCCAAATGACCAGATAGCATATTTCAACTGAAACTGCTCCCACTTGGATAACTCCTTCTCTACTGGATAGGGCACTGGGATAAAATCTCTTTTCAGGAAGGAATCCACCTTCACTTTATACACATTTTTATAGATGGTCTTCTCATGCCATCGGTCAAGAAAGCAAGTATCTCCCTTCTGTCTGAGGAAGATTGAATCACGCACGAAAACGCTGTCAGAAGTATGCAGCGTATCGTGTTTTACTACGTCCCGACATATAACTTTTTCCATCGGGACGTATTTTGTCTTGCATCCCGACAGAAGAAAAGCTATCAGCAACATACCCAAAACATATATCAGGAGTTGCCAGAAATCAGTATCGTACCACTTCTTCATAAGCCTACACTTTGAGTGCTACCAATGCTCTTTTCAAGTACTTGCGTCTATGCTCTAAGCCGTAAGTACCACCATTAATGGTCTTGGTAATAGCAAGAAAGCTATCACTATCAGCCAGTTTGTTCAAGCCGTGTTTCCACCACCACCACATAGCACTCTTGGTAGCATATCGTGGCTGCTCCAATATTTCAGGATGCTCCATTATATCATCAGTCACTTGCTTGCTATTCTGAAAAGCCTGATAGTTGGCTCTACCAGTAATCTGAATCAAGCCCCTGCCACGATACTTGTAGCCGTCACCATCCTTCAAGTTTCCGAGCATGTTCTTCAACTTGCCCACATCATACTTTTTGAAGTAGTTTCTGTTGCCGAGTTCCTTGGTATATCTCAGTTCGCCACTCTCATGTGCAATCTGAGCCAAGAAGTGAGCCATTCGCTTAGGTGTGTCGATTTGAAAAGCCTCAGCATAACCATTGATATAAGGCAGAAAAGCATCCACCTTATCATTTGCGTTCGGCATAATCGCCAAAATCTGTTCTCTTGTTACCTTCATATTATTTACTCTCCTTTACTTGTTTCAACATATTTGCGAGTTCGTCCTTCACCTTACTCTCAAAATTACCCAACTTGGTCTTAAAATAAATGTTTACTCCGAAGATAGCCCCAGAGTAAACCAACGCTTGGCTGATGTACCAGAGCACACCATCCGAAATAATATAGTTGTTCAGAAAGAATGATAGGAAGGCAAGGACGATGCCGCTCACTACCATTCCAATGGCTGTACCATATTGCAATCCTTCACGTACGTTTGGAGTCATAACTTATCTTTTTATACTATTAACATTAATAATATGCAAAGATAAGAAATGATTTCCAAATAGTCACTTTATCCGTTAATAGTATGCCATATTTTGCTTGTCGGATGCAAGCAATCAGGGTCTTGCAGAAACTCTATAGCCATCAGAACCACCATTTCCTTCAATTCGTCTGCATCCTTACTGAATCTCTCCAGCAATAGATGATGGTCACTCCTCAACAGATTCATAGTTACCGCTAAGTCATAGATGGTATAGTCAGAAATATCATCCTGATGCTTGTCAAAGGCTTCTCTTATCTCATTATCCGAGAAGAAGGGAGCCATGTGCTTAGTTCCGTCAGCATCCTCATACCACATCTTGCTGATAGCATCATCGGCAAAGTGCTTGTCAAAATGCTCTTCGCTCAACACTCCATACACCATCGCACAAAGATGATGCTCCTCCACGTCGCTCAACTTGCATGAGAGATACTTGCCGACTGCCTTAGCTACTGCCAACATCTGTTCAGGAGTCAACTCCTGCTGATACTTTTCTACGAAATCTACAAAATCCATAATATAAAAATTAAAAGTTTATGATGCTGCAAAGATACCAATATCTTAAACGCAGCACCATAAACTCGTAGATATTTCTGTAGCTATCTGAATATCAGATAAATACACTTACGACAAAAACACCTCCTTTCTTTATTCGTCCTTAAATCTGATTCTCTTCTCTCCACCCCTCGTCCAGATGTCGTTTTTCTTTCGTTTCGCCACCTTTCCGATAACGTCATTTTCGTAAAGTTCGGGCTTATTCTCCCTACCTTGGGTCTCTGAAGCAACACCACCATTCGGGTTGCCACCTTGGCTGGCATTAGGTTTCCCATTGCCATACCATTTCTTGTCACTTGGTTTGTCTGCAATCATAACTATAAACTATTAACTATAAACTATAAACTAAGCCGCCAATGGTGGATTCTGTCCGTCAGGACTCACTCCCTGACCGCTCATCATCTGCTGCAACATCGCCTGAGCCTTCGGATTGCTCTGTGATGCCTGAGCAACTTGGGCTTGAAGCTGAGGAGAGAATCCTTGTGGAGTCTCACCATTCTGAATGGCTTGCTGGTTCGATGCAACCGATTGCAGCAACTCCTCTCCAAATGGGAAATCACCTACTTGCAACAACTGCTCCAGCGTGATAGCCTGATTCTGCCACAAGGTCATAAGGAACTCATTCGCCATCTGTCTATATACAGGTGTAGCCGTACTTTCCGTGATGTTGATGTCAAACTCCACGTCTCTAATCTTCTTAGGGTCGTAGCGTACAATCTGTCCTGCCCTACCCACGATATTGAAGTTGCGAGCCACATCGTAGTACTGCTGCATATTCTTCACGGTCTTGTATGCACCATCAATGATAAACTGGCTGAAACTCTCCAAAATATCAAGCAGCGACATGGTAGCATTTTGTGTCTGCTGGGCATAGAGCGAACCGCTCGTACCTGAAACTCCTTGCTTTCCTTGCAGCGCACCATTCACTCCCGATATATCCTCGAAGAACTTCAACTGATAGCTGAGCAAGTCACCGATGCCGATATTCGTAGAGTTGTTCGCCACTTGCTGAGGAACCTGACCGCTCTTGTTTGGCTTGTATCTCACCACACCATTGAATCTACTCCACTCATCGCAGAAATCATCCCAGCTCATATCGTCAGGCAAGCAATCCTCAGGACAGAGCAGCACACCCTTGGCACTCGCCCTCATGATGAAGTCATACATTGTGATAAGTCGGTTCACGTATCTCTGCTGGTCAATCACATCTTCCACGAAGCTGTGAATCTCTCCATCAATAAATGGGTAGAACTTAAAGCAGTATGGATGCTCACCATGAGCATAAGGAGTCTCGCCTTCTCTCAGAATATCACCGAAAGGAGAAAGATAGTAGAAATGCCAGTATTCATCCATAAACCACTCAGCATCAATCAGAGGAATATCCTCTTCCAGCATGCCAGCAGCCACTCCTCGCCTTATTCTGTCTCTATTCTCTGCATCTACAATATCAGCCTTATCCTCAATATCAATCTTGAAATCGTCACCATTGTTGTAATCATGGCATCGGTATCTCGGTTTACTCTCCTTGCGCCAAACCTCAATTACTCGGCAGAGTGATGGGTTAGCAGGATTCATAAAGTCGATAGTCTTAGGGTCGAACTCACCGAATCGCTGGGTGCAATCAGCAATCACGAAATCACGGTTAGCTGCCAGTCTGTATATCTCCTTCAACTTACGAGCCTCAGCAGGAGACTTGGCAAACTCTCTCAGCACGTTGCCGATGGTGATGTCATGCACCTCACCCAAGCAACTCACGTCCCAACCACGGAAATCACTCATATTGTTGTCTATGAAGAAATTGTTCGGGTTCACGTAGTCCGTCCAGCAATCCAACCTACCTCTTCGCCATCCATACTTTTTCTTATAGATAGCAGCACCGCTTATCAGGAACTCTTCCATGGTTCGTGCATCCAGTTCCGTCTCTCGGTTCAGTTGTCGGTTACATTGCAGCACCACACTCATGGTCTCACCATATCGCTTTTCATCCTTATCTCTGGCATTGCAGGTAGGTTCCTTGCTCTGGGAGCGGTACACACCCAGCACATTCTTCACCAATCTTCTGATAAGGTTGTTCTTCAATGGTTCGCTACCCTGCTCACGGATATAGTCTTCCTCCCTGATACGCTTAGTAAAGCCACACTTGCTTTTGAACTCAATGGTATCTCCCCATTGGTCTCCATAGCAATATCGCTTGTTTCTCAGTCTTCGCTTACGGAAGTTATCCATGTTATTGTAATATCGCTGAGCCTCCAGCAAGATAGAGAAGGCACGCTCGTAAGGCTTGTCAAATCGGTTCTTGGATGCCTTCACGCTATCCAGTTCTTCCTTGTCAAGCACCCTGCTCAACGATAGCAGTTTTGTTTCTTCTTTCTTCTTTGCCATAATTTATGATGTTGTAGGTTCAACAATATGTGCCAACTTCCGAGCCACCCCAAGCAATCCGCTTGCGGTATCGGTATCGCCAAGACTGATGCAAGTGAGGTAGCCAGCCATATACACGATGGAATCCTTCAATGTTTCAGGCAATTCAATATTACCTTCACTGATAGAAGGCATACCCACATAGGAAAGCGATACGGTAGCCGTATTACTCTTGCTTGTGAAAAGTTCCAAGTACCGATTACCGCTATTATGAATGAGTGCAGCGATAGGTCGTTCAGAGTTTCCCCTTACTCCGAATCGGTTACACTGAATCTTGTAGGCATCATCCTCTTCTGTGATTATCTCAGCCGAGCGATTCCAGTCACTAGCCTTCACGTTAAGGAGTCTAATCATGTCGGAAGGTAGATAGACGGTTCCCACATAAGCACCATTTGATTCAGCCCAAACAGTATTCAATCCATTGAAAGTCTTACCATCCAGCATACTGGCAGGAGCATCCTCCAATATGATTCTTGCTGCATCTACTATCTTACTCTGAATCAACTCGCCTTGTGACAAGGTATCAGTATCGGTAGGAGTCAGCAAGCCCGAAGTCTCTTGGTTTCTGTCCAAGAGCACCTTCACTTCTTTCACCAGTTCAGATACAGCATACGTACTCATTATTCCAATCCTTCTAGTTCAACACCCTTCTCTTTGGCAATCGCCAAAATATCGTCCTTGGTCTTCATCTTGGAACGACTCACACCGAAGGTCTCTGCCAGATATTCCTTGGCATCCTCAACATCTGTCACAATGTGGGTCTTCTTCTCGTCAGCCACCTTCTTCTTTGCCTTGGCAGCAGCCTTCTTCTTGGCTTCCGCAGCTTCCTTCTTCTCGTCAATACTCTCCACCAAGAAGAATTTGTCGTTGAACCAATAATGAGACTCGATAGCCTTCTGTACCTTAGGGTCTCTTGTCATATAGACACTACTTCCCATAGTCTTACCCTCAAAAACAATGCGCATTCTCTCGTTACCTACCATAACGCTGAATGCCAAATCCGAACCAGCTTGATATTTCTTAAACATGATTATACCTTATTATATATGTGTTACTAAAAAAGGGATGGGGCTAGTGCCCACACCCCTCACTATTTAATGAATAATTTGTAAATCTACTTGCTTTTAGGCAGCAGCCTTGGTCCCTTCTGTATCAGTTGCACTTTCTGTTGCAGGAACCGCAGCAAGGCGCATACGAGCGTGTGCCTTAGGGTACTTCAAGTAAAGACAAGCTACCTCCTGAATAACTACTGCATCAGTGTTACGGATGCCAGCCTTCTTCAAGTCGAGCACGTTACGTGTCCAAGACAAGTGTACTCGCTTAACCAAGAACTCAGGGTCAAGGGCAAAGCCGCAGTCGCTCATATCGAAGAGGTCAAACAACTCAGAGTGAATCATCAGTACCTCACCGAAGTCAGTCTCCCAACTCTTGAACTTCAAGTTCCAAACCTCTACGGTGTCCTTCAAGCGGAACTTGTCAGAGTCAATCTTACTGAATGCACTCACGAAGGCAGAACCAGCGATAATCACCTTGCGCTTGTTGCCGATACCAGTACCTACAAACAAGTCCTTGGAAATGTCAACCAACTCCAAGTCTACAATCACTCGCTCGTTCTTACCATATCCCTTCTTAATATCGTCAGCAGTAGCAACATGACCTACCTCAATGTCCTTACCAGCCATCCACCAGATACCCTTTGTAAACCACTGAGCAGAGTTGTTCTTGGTAGTATGCTTGATACAAGCCATATCACCGAAGAGATAAGTACCTTCCATAGCAAGGCGCATATCGTAGATGCTATCCTCCTCAATGTCTGAGAAGTCCCAATCTACTCTCTTAGCAGCAATCTTGTTGAAGGTACTCTCCTCAACCTGAATCATGAAGTTCTGGCAGTACTGAGTATCAGAATCAGGAAGATTGTTGAAACGACCCGTCTGTACGTCCAACTCACCGCAACTCTTCGCCATGCGGATAAGTTTCTGACCCTTCTGCAAGGCTGGAATACCAATAGGCTGTTTCTTAACCAAATTACCATTTACGGCATACACAATAGGATAACCCTCATTATCCTTACCGCATACACAAAGTTCCAAATCAGGAGTAGGTTCATCGGTAAGGTCTGCATAAGCCTGATTCTTGTAGTTGGTAATCGCCTTAACACCTACCACTCGGATGGTATCATCCAGCGTAAACATTTCAGGGTCTTCTACCTTCAATACCATAGATGTACCAGTACTCTCCACGGTTGTCTCCTTCACGGTAGTCTTGATAGGACGTGTACCGATACTCCAGTATTCTACAATAAACGAATCAGCAGACTTGGTTGTTGCATAACGTGAAATCTGGTCAACAGGAGTAGCCATCGGACGAATCTTGGTAATCTTGTCGTTGATGTCGTTCTCATAGAACTCCGTGCCGTTCTCGTTATAGTGTTCACGACCCTTGGTCTCGGTGGCAATACCATCATCCTGACGAGCAGCACCGCCATTGCCAGCATCATCGGCAGCAGTAGCACCACCAGCTTCCGCAGCGTGACCACTCTCGGTACTACCGCCATCAGGAAGAGCCGCCTCAGCCATGATAACATTACCATTCACTCCAAAAATAACTGCCATTACCATCAGAAAGATGGAAAGCAGCCGATTAAATTTGTTACTTTTCTTCATTGTTATCCAAAATATTAATTAAACATTATATATTATCTTTTCACCTTATCGAATACGTGTTCTCTTCTCGTTTCCACGCTCCCAGATGTTACCCCTACGTGATGCCCTACCAAGCGCACCAAGGTTTGGCTGGTTATCTGTCTGCTTGGTCTCCGCATTGGCAGAATCAAGGTCGGCAGTACCATCACCCTTCTTTCTCAGTTCAAGGTTCTTGACGTGCTTGCTGTTCTTACCACGAACCTCACCTTCATGTGCCGCATCAGCCACATCGGTATCATGGTTCTTAGCCTTGATGAAAGCAGTAATCATTTCCTCAGTAAACTTGCCAGTCACCACATTGCGCATTGTCTGAAAGCACTGGTCGATGGCATCGTTCACAGCTTCCTCGCCATACTTCTCCTCTAACTTGTCGAACACCTCGTAACTGGATGGCATATTCTTGTCATACTCCTCCTGCAATTTCTTGCCGTTGGCAGCATTCTGCAAGAACTCCGACTGAGCCGATGCAATCTCATCCGCATTGTCTGGGTCAGAGTAGTAGTCAATGGCATCCTCGCCATGTGTGCGAATCAACTCGGCATAAGGACTCTTACCTGCCTTCATTGCTTGTAGGAAGGTAGCTGCCTCAGGGTCACTGCCCAACCAGTCACCCATCGCCTTCTCATTATCCTTATAACCCTGCAAAGCCTTCTGGTCGGCATCATAATCATCATTGATTGCGCCATACATAGCTTCATCATCCGCATACTCCGTGTCTGGGTGTCGGGTCTTCAAACGCTCCAAAGCCAAGTCTCTCTTGGTCTTCGTTTCCTGCTGCTTGGCAGCACCAGCATTCTGTTCAATATTTGTATTATCTGGCATATATATATGTATTAATTTATAAATCAATGCCCAAAATTAATGCTTTTTCGGCTAATTTCTACTTTATCCGTTAATTATCGTTATTCAAATACGACTAATTCAATTATTTTTTGTATATTTGCAGGGTCAGATATGAAATATAAGGATTCACGATGTGATTTTAAAGAAGAACGTGATGCTGATATATTGAGGGCTTATCGTGAGATACTTACGACAGGAGACAATATAACACTCTCAGAGATTGAGGAAAAACTATCCCAGTCTCCGAGCTGTAGATTTTGGGTCTCGGAAGACCGTGCTTATATAGTCATATTAGACTTATTGTTGGGAAAATCCATTGATTATATGATACCTACCCGAAGGGCAATGTATCAGGAGATTTTCAGAAGATTCAAGAATTATAGAAAGCAATATCCACACTTATCCAAGATGGATATTATCAAACGTGTATGCTACGAGCCAGCACCCAGCTTCTATCTTACTCCGCAAACCATGCACGTCATACTTTATAGGGTGAGAAAGGAGGAGAAGAAAAGATGCTACGAGGAGCGAAAGAGAAGATTGCGCTTTATGCAGGGTACATTATAATAATGTGTATCACTCTTATGGGCTATGATGGCATGGGCTTGTCAGATGGCTGCACTCTTTGGCAGCGCATCAGTTATCCGTTCTTTCATCAGAACGTATTCCATGCCGCCATCAACTTATATGTTTTCCATCAGTGTTATCGAGCCATACCTTGTGGCATCGGTCACATGGTCGCATTTTATCTCATCGCTATCAGCTATCCTTACCAATCCTCCTTACATATCATTGGTCTCAGCGGTTTTATCTATGCTTATATGGGGTTTATTGCCCCTTACGTTAATAATAAGATAAGGTACAATACAATTATCTTAATCTATATCAGTATCGGAATCTTCATTCCCTGCATGGCAGTTGGAGTCCACATCTACTGCTATGTACTAGGTTTGTTGTGGGGTTATCTAAACGCACCGCTATGCCAAGACAAGTAACCGCCACCCAAGCCAAACTCACAGATGCACTCGACAAACACGTATTGGGCATCCTGAAAGAGAACGAGAAACGCATCAAGGAAATCAACACACCTTTCAATCCTGTCAAGGGTGAAGGTTGTGGAGATAAGCGATTCCTACTCTTCCTTCCAGACTTCCCGATTCAGAGACAGCAGCTTCCAGTTTCCATGAAGAAGATTCCGCTCGTCAAGATGCTCATCGAATTGGGTAGCTGCAAGGCAGTAATCGAGGAACTGCACAAGGATATAGACGAGCCATACAACCTAGAGGAAGAAATGGAGCAACTGGTGGAGCAGTTCACTCGCATCAGAATGAAACACGACCCCTTCTTCTTCTTCGCCACATTCATCTACATCAAGCCGAAAGGTGGAGGTCTCCCCTTCCGCTTTGTGCTAAGAAGACCGCAGCGAAGACTGCTCAGGTGGCTGGAGGAGCGAAGAAAGAAGAATCGTCCTATCCGTCTCATCCTGCTGAAAGCCCGACAATGGGGAGGTTCTACGGTTATTCAGATGTACTTCCTATGGCTGCAACTCATGCGGCAAAAGGGTCTCAACTCGCTCATCGTGGCTCAGGTCAAGGACACAGCAGAGACCATCCGAGGAATGTTCGATGAGGCATTGAAGATGTTCCCAGTCAAGTTTCTGCACGAAATGGGAGAAGCATATACCGAGAACGAGCCTAAGTTTGTAGGGTTTGGAACATCAGGTAACGTCAAGAAGGTTCCTCAGCGATTCTGCAAAATCAAGGTGGGTTCCATGCAGAAACCAACTTCTGCCAATGGTGAAGACTATAACCTTATCCATTGTTCCGAGGTAGGATTGTGGGAGAAGACGGAAGGCAAGTCTCCTGAGGAAGTTGTGCAGAATGCAACCAATGGTGTGCTCTACAGACCATACACGATGATAGTATATGAATCAACCGCCAATGGTACTGGCAACTTCTTCCATCAGGAGTGGTTGGCAGCAGAAGCAGGAGAATCGGTATTTGAGCCGTTCTTCGTACCTTGGTTCGAGATTTACGACCTATACCATCTTGACTTCGAGAGTAAGAAACAGAAAGAGGAGTTCGCAAAATGGTTGTACAACAACCGCAACAACACCAACACGATGTCTAATCGTGAGGAGCCAGTTACCTATCTTTGGAAGTTGTGGCAGATGGGAGCACCTTTGGAAGCTCTCAACTGGTATATCATGGAGCGCAAGAAGTTCACTGACCATGGCGATATGGCTAGCGGATTCCCTTCTGACCCAGTAGAGGCCTTCAAGCACTCAGGAGCCAAGGTGTTTGCAGAAGAAAAGGTTGACCAGTTCAAGAAAGGTTGCCGAGCACCTAAGTTCATCGGTGATGTTTACGGAGACGGATATAAGGGCAAGAAGTGCCTACAGAATGTTCGATTCACAGAAGACAAGACAGGGCAGTTGTGGATATGGAGCAAGCCAGAGTACTTCGACGATTGTAAGGTCACAAACCGCTATCTGGTTGTCGTGGATATTGGCGGTAGAGGTAGTAAGGCAGACTGGTCTGTTATCTGTGTCTTCGACCGATATTGGATGATGGAAGGCGGCAAACCATACGTGGTAGCCCAATGGTATGGACACATAGATATGGACTTGCTGGCATGGAAGGCAGCTCAGATAGCAAAGTACTACGACAATGCCCTGCTGGTGATTGAATCCAACACCTTGGAGACAAAAGACAAGGAGCACATCTTGGAAGGTGGTGACCAGTCTGAGTTCATCCTGAATCAAATCAAGGATGAGTACGACAATCTCTATGCACGCAAGCAGAGCGAAGCAGACATCAAGGAAGGTCTTCCACGCAAGTACGGATTCCATACCAATGTGGCAACCAAGCCAATGGTTATCTCTGTTTTGGTTCAGGTAGTCAGAGAGCATCTATACGTTGAGCGTGACCAGCGATGCCTGAATGAGTTCCTTACCTACGAGCGTAAGAAGAACGGAGCATACGGAGCCATTGACGGCAAGCACGATGATTTGCTCATGACCAGAGCCATCGGACTTCACATCTGTTTCAACGAAATGGAAATGCCAAAGATGATTTCCTATCAGGCAAGAGTAATGAGAAGAAAGGTTTCTGTTTCGGCAGCAACCATCATATAGTATCAATAATTAATAATTACCATTATGAAAGTAAAAAACATTTTCAAGCGCATCAAGTGCGAAATCATGTATCGCCAAGCTACGGCTAAGGCTGACCTCGCAGCAAAGAAGAACCACGGTGACATCTTCTATGTCCTTCCTACGCAGAAGGGCAACTTGATGATTATGAATCGCTCCTATTTTGAAGCGTTCAAGAAAACAAAGTTTGTAGATAAAGACATGAAGGTTAGAGACCTCTTCCGTGATTGTGTCTATCATACCAACTGCAAGAGCAAGAAGGGAAAACTAAGCCGAAAGCGCAAATTCCTACGCTGGAAAGGCTTAATCTAAAGTTTTTCTATTCAAGTGTTAACGGATAAAGGATAGGTAGAAAAAATTCTACCTATCTTTGCCTATTATTAATAATGTGTATCAAATATGATTTATAAAATAGTACAAGGGAATAGTTTCAAACTACACATCTTGGTGCGGAAGATGGACGTATCGAAAGAGTTCCAGCGACTCGTTGACTTCGATATGAATCTGGCTACCGACATCAGAGTTGAGTTGTCGGGCTGTTTCTGCAATACAATTTCTGTTCCTGTACAAGTAGCAGGAATCCAAGGCAACGTACTGATATGCGACATTCCTTCCACCCTAGATTACGGAAACTATAACGTCAGGGTATCATGGAAGTATGATGGAAGCGAAATGGTCAGCATCGAGCGCAACCTTCTGAGAATCGTAGAACATAACTCTATGAGCAATGTTCCTATTGGCATCACGGAAGGAGAGCATACTGGCTTATTCAACCTTCGCTACTACATCGTGACCGAGAATCAGTCTACTTGCCCTGTATCATTCATCGTTGATAACGCTAAGTTCAGCTATACCATCAATGGCGAAACACAAATGGTGGAGAGTCAGGAGAATTTCGTGATTAACGGAACAATCAGCAACGGAAAGAAACTGGAAACTCAGTTCATGCCTATAGAAGGTTTCAGTATCGGTCAGGTAAAGGTTATCATGGACGGAAAGGACGTTACTGCTGAATATTACAACAGCAACACCCACAAGGTCTTCATCCCAGCCGTATCAGGATATGTCACCATCACGGCAAGCGGAACCGTTAAGGCAAGCTATTATGGAGCTTCGTCAGCCAAGAACATGAGTGAGTTGAACATGGAAGACCTTACGCTTATGGAAGGCACTCTTGTCGGTCAGACTCTTACCATCACAACCACGGAAGAGAAACCATACATCTGGTTTTCAAGCCGCCAGCCACTCATCTTCAACCAATGCGGTTTTGAGACTTCCATGAACACCACAAAGCTAGGTGACCTCTACTATTATTGGTCAGACGAACTTGTAGCAGGTGATGATAACGAATATCAAATTAAATTAAAAGAATAATATGGCAGAAAAGAAAAAATACAACAGCATCCTCATCAGTGGGCGCAAAGACCAGACTCTGACATATTCAAAGTACGTCAAAGACGAGGAATCGGGAGAATCCGTAAAGGAATCGCTCGACAAGAAGGTCAATGTCACCGATGAGTTAACAACTCAGCAAATCAAGGATGGTGCTATCACCAACGAAAAGATGGCTGCTGATTCTGTTGGCAACACCAATCTCCAAGATGGTTCTGTCAGCAACGAGAAACTGGAAGACGAAAGTATCACCAATGAGAAGTTGGCAGAGAACTCCATCACCAAAGACAAGTTGAAAGACAACACCATCGGTGTAGAGAAGTTAGACCCAGAGCTTCGTCAGACTATTAATGCAGCTACTGGTCTTCCTGAGAATTTGGTAGAAACCATTCAGAACGTAGATGATACACTGAAAGACCATCAGAGCCAGTTAGATGATAAGCAATCGCAGATTGATGATAAGCAACAGCAAATCACCGCCAACGAAGAAGACATTTCATTGTTGCAGACTCGCAGTACTCAGATGGAAGAAACCATCAAGTCTATAGCCGCTACTGGTGGTGCAAGTGTTGCTAATACCGTTGCATACACTAATACAACCAGTGGTCTCATATCTGTAAATGCACAAGGAGCAATAGATGAACTTGCCGCCAAGAACAAGTCTCAGGATGAAACTATGTCAACCAAGGCTGATAAGTCGGAAGTAAATACAGAACTTGCAAAAAAATTCGATAAGGAATCAATCTTGCAGGAGTCGGGTGAAGCTGAGGATAAGGTAATAAGTCAGAAAGCCATTAGCACTAAACTAAACAGCTTGTCGTTAAAATTTACAGTTGTATCACTATTTGATTATAGTAATGTTACTATCGGTAAATCTATAAATCCGTCAGATGGTACTATCTCAGATGTTATTAAAAATTACAAACTGGTTAAGCTGCATCTTCTAGCAGGCAAATATTGGATATATAGCGGTTGTGGTTCTTCTTCACAAGCCACATTGTGGAAGTATTCGGATAACAGCTATGCTTCACCAGAAAAAGAGATTGTTGGTTCTACAGGAACAACCCCATATAACCAGATATTAACCTTAGAGGAAGGTTATTATGCTTTCTGCTGGAATGATGGTAATGGTAACGGTATTTCACTTGGAAAAGCTTTCATAACAGATAGCATGTCCGTTTCAGGATTGATAGATGATAAGGTGGAAAATGGCACAAAAGATATTAAAAACTCATTGACAAATGTAGAAAATATGTCATTTAAACCATCTATTGTGTCAGTATTTGATAAAAGTGATATTATTGTAGGAAAATATCTCAATCCTACGAATAAAACCATATCAGATGCTATTAAAAACTATAAGTTGGTTAAATTGCATTTGTTAGCTAAAAAATATTGGTTGTATATAAAAAATACAAATTCTTCACAAGGCATATTGTGGAAGTTCACAGATGAAACGTTTTCTTCTGTAGAAAGTGAGATAATTGGAGCAGCACCTTCTAACACTATTAGTAAGATATTAACTTTAGAGGAAGGTTATTACGCTTTCTGCTGGAATGATGGTAGCAGTTCCATTAATATTGGAAATGCTTTTATAACTGATTCTCTTTCTACACAAGTATTAATTGATGATAGCATTAAAGAGAATACCAAAGATATTAGAGAGTCTTTAAAAGTTATAGAAAACACTCCAATTCCTACTGTTATGTCATTATTCAGCAAGAAGGATATTTCTTTAGGAAAATATATCAAAGGTAACGAAGGTACTATCAGTAGTGCTATCAAAAGCTATAAGTTAGTTAAACTTCACTTGAAGTCTGGTAAGTACTGGATATATATAAATAATGCAAATTCTACACAGGATATTTTATGGAAATATTCTAGTGAAACGTATGAAGAGCCAGAAAAAAAAATAATAGGTTCTGCTCCTTCTTCCATAATTAATAAAGTCATAACTTTAGAGGAAGGTTATTACGCTTTCTGCTGGAATGATGGTAGCTCGGATTCCATATTGCCAAATAGGGCTTTTTTCACAGATAACATATCAACACAGATGTTGATTGACGAAAGTTCTACCAATATAAAAAATGAGTTAAATCAAAAAATTAATAGTTTTGGAAAATCTTATGGCAATTTGATTTCTGATTTCTCAGATTTTGATATATTGAACAATGCCTTTTCCATATCGGAAGATAAAGCTAGTGCTCAAAGTCTTCTGACTGGCTACGAAAATAGATTACAGTACAATACAAATCTATACGAAGATAAATTTATCCTATCATCAACATTAAAGATTATTGATACGGATTCTCTTGGTTATTTTGAGTTCTGTATTGGTTTTTGGTATCAGTTGGCTGGCACAATGTTTGGTATAGGAAAGGATGAAAACGGAAGTTACATATCTGTTTATATCGTAGGACAGACTTTACCACCAAAGCAGACACACAAATATTATATTTCAGAACTAGTGTTTGTCAAGGGGAAAGAATATACCATATCTATTGAAAAGAAAACAGAGAATAACTCTTATTTCAATATTTCTGTAACAGCACAGGATGGAATTAGTGTATCAAAAGATGGTATCGGTAATGGTGAAGTCATCAGCGGAGATACTGCCAATGAAGGTAACGGGAGTATTAACGGATATGCTTGGGGTAAGTTATCTTTCTATGCACTGATTGGCAAAATGAGAGTATCAAATGTTTGCTTTGGTTACCCAATAGATATGAATGATGTAAAACTTGTAATAGTGGGTCATTCATTTATAGAAGGTAATTCGATTCCTAGTGACAAGGATAAGAGATTTGCATCATTGCTATGTAGTTCAATTGGCGATAGGAAGACTATTATACTTGGTCAGGGAGGAGCAAGTGTAAACTCTATAAAGCCTCATATTGACATGGAAATGAAATGGCTGAAAGATGCAAGATATGTATTATTTTGCATAGGTACAAATGATATTGACAGCCAGGCAACTTGCACTGGGTTACAATACATTGATGATGCAGCAACCAAAAATGGCATAAGAACAATTTGGTTGACAGTTCCACCTAAATATGGTACTGGAGATAATCATCCTGTTATAAATGATTATATTAGGTCACATTTTCATTATGTGGAAATCAAAGATGTCTTCTATAATAATGATGGGGGTTTGGACAAAAATATGTTTTTGTCTGATAACATACATCCATCAATAGAAGGACATAAGAGGATTTATAATCTTATTAAGGCAAGATGTTCGTTTTTGAAGACAATTTAGAAGCGAAGGAACGAAAGAACTCTAAGTCGCTGAGTTTATAGATAAAGTAGAAGGGTGAGTCGAAAGATTCACCCTTTTCTCATGCTATATCATCAGGAGTCATTTCATCAATTCTGTCTCTCAACATTTTGATAATATCAAGTTGTTTGTCAAAAGCATCTTGCAATGCCTTAATAATACCATCCTTTTCCCTTAATTGAAGTTCTAACTCAGTAATACGTTCCTTGTCCGTCATAATGGAATTTTCCATAAGCGTATAGTTTAATAAATGAAAAAATATGCCAACAAAGGTATTAAAAATATCAATAGGTTGAACCTTAGGACATTGTTTTTTACAGAATATTAAACATTAAACCTCGAAACATCAAAGAACTTCTCACACAGCATCCCCATCATATAGCATGGTTCCTCGCTCATCATATCTATCCCATCCTGCTCACAGATATGCGCTACCACATGAAGAAGCTCATGACCTATTGTGTTGATGATACTGCCATCTGATTCACACTCCCCAATGGCAAGAACACTCCTCCTTTCTGATAGGTTGGAATAAGTAAGCCCTCTATCTCCACTCGATAAAGACAGATGCTCGTATGCTTCCGATAAAGGATTTCCATTGCAGCCAATATCCGAAAGAGCATGGCATATCTCATCGGCATCAGGTGGCTGATAACCTATGAAACATACTATGCTCCAATCGTACTTCGGGAGTTCAATCACTCTTCTCATCATAACACATCTTCCCAAGGGATAGGCACTCCATTGTGGCAGCAGTCGGCATAGAATCGGTTGAAGATGAAACCATCCTTCTGGTCGGTATCATCCACCATATCCTTGATGAACTGGGCTAGCTGCTCCTCATCCTTGATGGAAGACTTGTAGAAGTCTGCCCTCGCCATATTCGCCACATATACATGGTCGTAGCCTATCTTATTCTTCACCTCAATTCCCTGACCGAGCAGAAGAGCATCCACCTTCTCCTTATCCCAAAACGAGATACTTACATCACGCTTGGTGGAAGGGTCATACTTATACATCTGCTTAACTGCCCACTCGCACATTTTCTTGCTGAAATGATAGCCATTATATCTGAGATAGGCAACCATTGCCTCAGGTTTGAGGTCATACATATCCAATGGCATTCTGCATTTTCCCATATTACTGAATATTAAAGGGAGTCTGGTTCCGACATAAATGTCGCTACCAAAACTCCCAAGTTAAACACTAGCGACCGCCACCATTGTAGCCGCCACCACCTCTTTCACCATAGCGGTTCGGGTAGTTCCAATCATCGTTCACGTTGTTGAATCTACGTCTGTTCTCACGCTCTTCACGTTCCTCACGCTCTCTTCTCCAATCGTCACGATAATCAGGCATACGCTCACCCATACGCTCCTGCTTCATCTTTTTCAGACAAGACATAGCCTTGCTGCCAAAACCAAGCATAGACTCGATGTTGTCATACAAATCATCGAACTTATCTTCTGTAATCTCAATCATTACCATAATCTTATGATTTTAAGTGAATAGATAGGAGATTACTTGCTCATGGTCTGTTGGAGCCATCCCATCATCTTGTCAATCTTGCCCTCAATGCCTGAAACCTTACCTTCCAGTTTATTGATTTTCTCGGTCTGTTCCTTCTCCTTGGCTATCTGGGGGTTGAGTTGCTGTAGCATTCCCTCACAAGATTCTACTACCCTCTTGTTGTAATCTACGCTCTCCAGTATCGCCTTGGATTGTCTCAGCATGGCATCCACCTCTGCACTCATGGCATCCTTATTATCGCTAACAACAAGGTTCTTGTCGTTGGCTATCTGTCCGTTTGCTGGCAGTTGCTTGAAATCCACTTCCTCATCACCCAGCTTCACCTTCACGTCCACTACGGTCTCCATAGGCTGAGGAGTAAAGCCGTTATTAAAGGTAGGGTATTTCGTCTGAGGATTGCTTACTGAAACCACCTGACCGATTCGCAAGTTCGGGTTTTCACCCTTATCGAGCACATAGAATAAAGAATTTGTTCGTAGTCCTTGAAACATAATGTAATCTCCTATTATCTATTCTTGTTAAACAATACCCGACATCATCTGTAGGGTGTTAGTATCTCTCTCGTACCAAAACTGATAAACACCAGTTCCCTGCACGTCTGCAACCGTCAATGGTGCGCCATTATACTTGGTCACAGCCTGTGTCGCTCCGTTGGTCTCGAAAAGGATAGGCAGCGTACCAGTCGTTCCAGTCGGAATGTCCTGCATCAGGTTCACGAAAATCGTTCCTCTGTAGCTGGCATTCAGGAAGGCATGGTTTTTGAACGAGAAAACAACATTGTTGGTGTTCACCGCCACGCCCGTAGAAGCGATAGCTGCCGAACCATTACGATTCACCCTTGTAAATGGTCTTAACCAAAACATAGCAGCCTCCTTTCTTTAACCACAGAATCCTGCATTGTTAGCAGCATTCAGACCGTACAGACCTGCCTGATAAGCTACGCAGTTAGGAACCGCAGTGAATGGGCTGTAAGGAGTTGTCACGGTCTCAGGCAACTTACACTTGATACCAGCCACCTCGTTCTGCAAGCCAGCCAATACCTGATTGATAGGAGCCACAGCCTGACCCACAATCTGAGAGGTCATAGCAGAAGACTTGAAGGTGCTGTTCTCTTCACGAAGAGCATCAATCTTGTTCTGTAACTCTCTCATTTCAGCTTGCTTTTGTCCGTCAACGATGGCCTGAGTGCTATCCTTGATAGCGTTGTGCAAGTCACAAGTCTGTCTCTGGGTCTCGTAAGCTACGTTAGAGAAACCACGCTCCTGACCATTAGCTACATTGTTGATGGCATTCTGCAAGGTTCCAGTCTGCTGGCAGATAGCCAAACGGTTCTCGCAGCAGCAGTTTGCAATCTGCTGAGCAATCTGCATATTACCCTGCTGCAAAGCATTGATGGTCTGCATACCACTCATACCAACCTGATTACCTACACTCTGTACCTGAGAGGTCAAGGCAGAAATGGCACTCTGAATCTGACCTTCGGTGCAGTTCAACTGGGTAGCCAAATTGCTGAGTGCATTGCGGTTGCCACCGATGGCATCCATCAGGAGACCACGACCATAGTCATTGTTAATCTCGTTTGCGAGACCACCACGACCATTATTGCCGAAACCTCCCCAGCCGTTACCTCCCCAGCCCATGAGGAAGAAAAGGAAGATTACCCACATGAACCATCCACCTTCGCCACCGAAACCATTGTTTCCCTTCATGGCAAGAAGGACATTTGGGTCAACACCCTGCTTCTGGAGCAGAGGCGCAAGAAGACCGAGCATCCCATTGTTAGATGTTGAGCCTTCGTTTCCGAATACATACGTTTTACTTTCCATATTATCCTGAAATCTTTTTGTTAAACACTAAATTATAATTCTCACTTTGTAACGTTACGAGCACAAAGATACAAATAATATGGATAGGGATTGACAAACTCGTAAAAGATTATATAAGTGCGTGATGAGCAAAGATTTATGGTTACGGAAAAGGTCATAAATATATAGGAGGGTCGATTAGGTCTCTCCTATATATATAATGTGTAGCTACTTCTAGAGGTTTAAGCCATACTTTCGTGATAGCTTGCGGAAGAAAGCCTTCTTGTTGGCAAAGTATCGGATAAGCGACTTATTCCACTTCTTTTCATGCCCGAACTGGTCGTGGATGCCTTCGGGTATCTTTCCATCGTGAACATACTTCTCGAAAGATGAGATAGATTTGCCCATTTCATTAGCACACCAGCCCTTGTTGGCTTGTGTATCATTCATCATGGCAGTAAGAAGTGCCACAAGTTCCATATCATTCTCTGATAGACCGCAAGGGATAGGTTTTCCTTCCGCTTGGGCAACTGCTGATTCGTGAGCCTTATCAGCGAGAGCACGAAGTCCAGCTTCGATGATGCTGTAATTTACTAATTGCGACATAAGCATATAGAATTAAAATGAGTGTAATCAGGAACATATCACAATAGTACATCTGATTTGTGATAACAACAGAGTCGTACATGATATGTATCACATTTACTCCTGCAATATAGAGTATCGGGATGCGCCACTCTACACACAATCTGTGCAATACCTGACCTTTCCAAAGGGAAATCGGATAGAGGATATAAGTGATGAAATAAAAGAACCAGACAGGTTCCTCGTTCTCTTCATACCATAGTTTTATCTCCATTTTGTTGTCATAGAACTGAGATACACCATACCATCGCATAAGCATGACGAGTATAGGCGCATACTTGAAATAAAGCAAGTCAGTCTTAATCTTACTTCGTTCAGGGAGTAACTTAGTTATCTCACCAATTAACTTCTTGACTCGTAGGTCTTCGCCTTTATCTTTTTTCATAAGCCTTCATTTTTAAGTTTATAATGATTGGATAATCTTTTGCTGATGTAATCACCTGAGATTCAGATGTTCTTAGATGCTGCAAATATAATAAGAAATGATGGAAACATAACAATTTAGAATATTTTTAATAGTTAAACTTTACAAATACTTACAGATTGATAGATTTACACAAGAATAAGAGGTAAAAAGTTTCAGATTGAAAGCAATTATCCCCCGAAAGCCTAGCACTTTCAGGGGATAGTCATATATGTATTACTTCTCAGACTTCGCCTTCTGGTTAGCCACAACTACCTTGTTAGCCTTCTCCAGCACGGCAAGAATCTTCTTTCTCAGTTCACGAATCTGCTTCATGTCCTCAGCGTTGTAGGCATCCTTGCCATCATCCAAGAAACCTTTCTTCAACTCGGAAATCTCCTGCTTATCAAGGGAAATCTCGTCAATGGCATCAATAGCAGCCTTGTTGGTGTTGTAGTAGCCATCGCTCTGACTAGGAGCCGTATCAAGCAATAGGTCGTAGGAAGTCTTGAATCCATTCAGTTTTGTGAAGAGTTGTTTCAGCTTCAAGTCCTCGAAATCATCCTTTGGAGTAGCGTGAGCCTTGTATATATCCTCGGCATTCAACTTGTGATGTCTATACTCCTCCCCACTCTCCTCAGCACGTTCCTTCTTCTTGTCTTCCTCATACTTCTTCACCTTCACATCATCCTGCTTGTACTGCTTATACTCCTCTGAGCCATAGAACCGTTCCAGCATAGAGTAATCTCCATCCACCTTAGCTTGTTTCTTCAACTTGCTCAGGGTATTTGCTGCACGGTCGTGGTTCTCCTTCATATTCCAGAACTCATCACCTTGTTTCTTAGTAACTGGTCTATCATCAGGATTGCTGACGAACTTGCTGAATAACGGAATATCAGCCACCTTGATTTCCTTCGGGTCATTGAGTGACTTTGTAAGGACACCGAGAACCTGACTGCCCATGGTGTAAGCACCACCGAGATAAGAAGACAATACATGGTCAACCACAGCAGGGTTATTCAGATTGTATCTTGGGTCACCGAAAGCATCAATACTATTCTGCTGCACATCAGGATAGTCGTTTCCGATTGAGTTAACCATCTTGGATGCACGAACCAACCAATCAGGAGTGCCCACGTATGCCTTGGTAAAGTTCGGGTCATACTTGTTATACTCTGTCTCCTTGAATAATGGCTTGCCAGTAAAGTCTACATTGAAAGCCAACTCGAAGATAGGACGGATTGGGTTCGGCATCAGACTGACCGCAATATTGCCATCATATCCAGTAGGGTCGAGCGGAAGCATATCCACCACCTGACCGAGCAAGTCTTCTGCATACTGGCTCCAACTCTCCTCAGCCAACTCGCCACCCATCATCTTGGATGCAATCATATCGCCTACTCCATAGAAGGCACGGAACTCCTGAGCAAGCGGAATCTTCACATACTCATGAGTGAACGGAACCCACATAATCAGGTTGTTTCGTCTATCCCACTTGGTGAACTGCCAGTACTTATCCTTATCATCATCACCGCCAAACAGACTCATCAGGGCAGCGTTAACGATAGGAACCAGCACACCACTCGCCAACCATGATGCAGTAACAGCCGTAAACTTGAAAGGATGATGCTTAGCAAGCGCACCAAGAGTCTGCAAACTCTGTACTGCTGGGTTGATGAAGAGATAGAGATTTCTAATCATCTGCCAGCCATATTCGCCAGTACCCTTGCGGTTGAAGTTCAAGGTCACGTCCTTGGCATCATTCACCGCCTCATCAATGGAACGTCCATACTGAATAGAGGTCATGTAGATAGCGAATCGGTTGCTATCCTCGATTGCTCTGTTCAGGAACTCGATACCATCCATGATGGTGTGCCCTACCTTCACTGGGTTTGCCTTCCATCTATCCAAATCCTTCAAGTCATTCTTGAATTTCTTCTTCAAGTCTTCCACGTCAAGAGAAGAGACAAAGCCAGTCTCGCCACCATTCATCATGAAGTCATAGAACATCTGTTCCTTTGGAGTAGCGTTTCCGTTGCTTACCTTCTCTCTCAACTTGCCGTTCTGATAGTCTCTCAGCATGAAACCGAGATTCCAAGAGGTAGCCAGATTCTTTCTGAGCAGATAGTTGTACTTTGCATCCTCACGAATAGCGGTAGATGCCAGCGTCATGGTCAGGTCTCGGAAGTAGTTGGAAGGGATGAAGAGAGGTGAAAGACTGGTGTAGGCAGCAGCCATCTTTCTTCCCAACCAAGCAGCAGCCCTATCCAGTTTGCCGCTCTGAATCTCTCTTACTCGGTGCGCTCTGGTGTTGTTCATCGCCTGAGCCAACTGAGGGTCACCATTCACATAGATAACATACTCCTCGCCATCCTTCATCACTCTTACCTCATGTTCTCTCTCCTCGCTGTGAGTCTGAGGATAGGCAATGTTCAGTCCGTCTCTCTTTTGGGTAGCATCGCCAGTCTGAGCCATCTGCTCCATCTTCTTCTCGAAAGCATCAATGGCAGCCTTCACCTGATTGCTATCCATCTGAGAGGTAATCTGAGGTGTAGCAGGAATCCACTCTTCGTTGCCATTATCATCCACACTCTTCACGTACCAAGCCTTGCTCAGGGTCAGCAGAGAAGTTGGATGATTCTGAGCCAAGAGCATCAGGTGTTGTTTCACCCAGTTCTTGTTGTTCAGCAGGATTCCGCTCTCTGCCATATTCTCGATGTATGAGATAGGGTCATCAGCGATAGAGGTTCGTCCGTGTGCCTTCTTCAATGTCTGATTGAAAGCACCATTGCCACCACCAATATAGTCCCATACTTGGTCGGCAGTAGTGCCATCCCATCCACGGAGAGGAATATAATGGCTATACATATCTCGCACATACTGATAAGTATCTTTGCTCATCATGCCAGCCTTGTAGCCATCACGGAGAATCTTCTTTGTAGCCGCATTCGTAGCATTCCAGAGGTCTTGCACCTCAGCTACATGACTACTCTCAATATCCCTTACCAGTTTGTAGGCAGCTTCCTCAAAGTCTGAGCCGTCAAAGAGAGCAGACAAACCTGAGTAATCGTAGGCAATACCCATCTTATCGTAGCGATAGTTCATAAAAGATGGAGAGTATTTCACTCTGAGGGCGTTATCTCTCTGTCTCCAAGTAGTGAAGTTAATTCTACCAAACTCTAGGTCGCTATCATTGATAATACGGTTCATATCGCCCTTGTAAGCCTTGTATGCTGCACTTCTCTGAGCCACGTCCTCATAGTCAGCTTCCAGTGACTTCTTGAAAGCCATCTGCGCATCACGCTCCAAGCCATGCTTAGCCATCATGTAGATACGGACATTATCATAGCTGTCGCCCAGTATCTTCTTCATCTGGTGATAAGCCTTTCTGAGTGGCTGCAAGAAATCATTATTGTACTCCTCAAACTCGTTCTTTCCCTTGCCGTGACTTCTGTTCTCGGCAGTATAGGCATCCTCAGCCATATTCAGACGGTCAACACCCACTTCCTTCATGATAGCTTCCTGAGCCTTGCGGATAGCCAGCATACTGTCTTGGAAGGCGATTCTTTTGAGCACAGAACCACGCTGCAACTCTCGGTTGAACTCTCCAAGGGCAGTATCATCACTCAAAAGATGCTGCTCGTAGGTTGGAGCGGTCTTCCACAGAGCCATCTGCTTTCGGTACTCGTCCACTCTTCTCAGGAAGTCAACAGCACTCTCACCAGCGTTGCGTTGTGGGATGGTTGGTCGCTGGGCATCCTTAGGCAGATTATTATCCTTCTTCCACTGATTCAGGTCATGCTCAAACTGGTCATAGCGCAAGGAGAATCGGGTATTACCCACGATATTGGCATTGTTCTCATCGAATATCACGTAGTTGTAATCGGCTTCCTCAGCACCGCCATGAATCATGCCAGCAGGATACTTGATGCCGACAAAGCCTATTTCGCTCAAAGCCCTTGATGCTAATTTTGCACCACGCAAAGGTCTTTCACGGTCAAAGAAATCTTCCAAAGCATGATAAAGTTCTTCACCTTTCAATGTAGGAAGTTTCTGCATACCATTCTCAGGAGAATCAAGTTTCATTTGGATAATACGCTCAATCCTATCTTTATCATATCTCGCTCCACCATCTTTAAAATACTCATTTTCATTGAATCCATGATGGGTAATTTCCCAAAGTCTGTACCATTTTTCCAATGGGAAGTTTTGAGACTCATTCCATCCAAGGTAATTTTCACCATTATCATCTGGTATGTCAACATCATAACGATAAGCTTCATTGCTAACCTCAGCTATCTCATCATTTCTTTTTTGCAAAATAGCAGACAACTCTTTCAATGTCTCATCATCAGGAAACATTTCCAAAGCAGACTTCAAGTCTTGTCTAGCGTTTTCCAAGCCCTTATCTACATTTTGGTATTTATTGATATAATGGCTAAGCATTTGTCCAGCATCGGCAGACATATCAATCTTATAATCAAATCCAAACTTCCCCTTTCTATCTTTTGCACGTTGTGCATAATTATCACCTATTTTCTTAGAGTTTGTAACATACACACCATGCCCAAAAGTCTCACTTCCCTCACCCTCAAAAGCATGAGACAAATCGAACTTGTCAAAGCTAACACCAGTACCATGATAGGCACGGATGCTAAACTTAGGGTCAGAGCCAGTAAGCAGAGGAGCAATAACATGTTCCGTCAACTGGGTAGGTATTCCGTTGCCGATGATGGTATGGCTCAGGTTCTCAGAGAATGGCATCTTGTAATCATCGCTCACTCCTGATACTCTTGCGAGCACTCTACCCATGGCACGATACACCTTACCATCAGGCATCACAATCACGTCACCGCTCTTGGTTCTGAGTGTTGGCAGGAGTTCATCAGCGAAGGCATGAGGAACCTTTCCATCAGCATAGGCACTACCCATCACATACAATGGTTTGTTAATGTTTCTCCAGTCAATGCCATCAGCTTTCAAGCGAATATCCATCCAGTTAGCCACACCATTTTTCTTCTCTGTCAGGGTCGGGATAATATCAGCCACAGCTTCATACCATCCACTCTTGTGTGCCATCTTCTTTGGCTTGGCAGGAAGTTTGCCATCACGAACCGCACGGACTATCAATCTCTCTCGGTTGGTGTAGCCGCCATAGTCAGCAGCATTATACACATCAGCATCCCAAGTGTAGCCGTTGGCATCCAGAGCATCGGTGATAGTCTTCATCGCATCCGAATCCTTATACCCCTTCACATTCTCAATGGTCACCACCTTTGGCTTGATAGCATTGATGAACTCGGCAGTACTAGCAGCAGTCTCCTTGTCAAGTTCCACCTCAGCATGGTTACTCTTCGCCTGAGAGTAGTTCTTGCAGACTGGGCTGGCATGGAAGTACTCCACCTCGCCATCTATCTGCTTCACCAACTCCTTAGGGTCAACATCACGAACATCAGCAGTAACGATGTGCTGTCCGAAGTTGTTGCGATAAACACCGCTTATCTTCTCATCATACTCTACTGCCACCACTGGGTCGATAATACCCTTTAAGCCTTCCTCAACAAGACCGCCACCGCTAAAGTAGGTTCCAGCCTTAATGAGTGAGCCATCCTTCAGGGAGAACTTAGGTTCCTCGCCAGCAATCTCTGCCTTGCGGTTCTCGCCCAGAGCCTGAGCAATATGAATCATCTTCTTGTTAGCCATCTTCCAGCCGCTAGGCATATCATCAATGGCAGTCTTGATAGCATCATCCACCTCATCAGGAGTGTTCAGACTCTTCAAGTCCTCAGCCATATCAGCCGCACCACTCTCCATTCCGTCAGCCATATCACGGAGAGAGAAGGTCACATCGCCCACACCCAAGAAAATCTGGTCTTTACGAGCCACGTCCTCAGTAGATTCAGCGAGAGATTTTCTTCTCTCCTCAGGAGTCATGTTCAATCGGGCAGATACGTTACGAGCTTCCACTTCTCCAGCGAGTGACTTGTAACTATTGTAATCATCATTCTTCTGATAAGCATTATAAAGACCTCTGTTCTTCTCAATCAGAGCCTTTGCCTCATCTTCCTTGCCTTCTGCTCGTAACTGCCTAATCTGCTTGGTTACCTCGTTTAATTTCTTCTTAACCTCACCTCTAACCAATCTAGGACTACCGCCCTTTGCAAAGCCTTCAATATCCTGAATAGTGTGCTGAATCTCGTGATTCAATATGCCATTCATATATTTCAAATCGTCAGCATGAATGGTAATGGTGTTGGTCTTTGAATTATATTCACCATTTGAAGGCATATCGTTCATAATGGCATCCGTATCAATACGCACATCTTTCAACTGGGGATAAGCCTTAAATAATTCAGGTGCATCAATCACCCTAGATAGTTTGCCGCCATTCCAGAGCATATCATCCTCGTAACGCTTAACGATGTGCCCACCGCCTACGTCCATCGTGTCCTTTATCTTGGCATCAGGCATTTCGTATCTCCACTTACCATCAGCACCACGCTCCCAGCCAGTAGCCATCTTGATAGCCTTGGCATCCTTTTTCTCCTCTTCCATCTTGCGAGCCACAGAGAGATTATCCATACGGAAGGTACGCTCCTCCGCCTTGTCAGCAGCAGCCGCACCACGCTCGCCAGCGAGAGAGAAACGGATATTGTCGCTACTATTGATAGCATCCATAGTAACCTTCTGTCTATCCTCAGCATTTCCACGCTCATAACTGCTCACATCAATGCCAGCCTTCTTCAAGGCATCCACCACATCGCTTGGAGTATCGCTAGGAACGATAGCCTTCTCAAACTCATCAAGTCCGTAAGGTCTCATAAACTTGGTTTCAAAATAGAACACCTTATAGTCTTTCTTGATTGTATCAAGCAACTTATTGTATCTATCCATCCACTCATCAGATACCTCAATATTATAAGCCTTCTTCAAATACTCCTTTTCATTTCCCTTATGGTTAGTAAGTTCAACCATACGAGAAACACCGCTATCATCAAACGCATATCTGTTATTAGAGCCAACACGGATTTCATCAGACAATTCCAAGAACTCCTTGGTAATCTTGTCTTTTATCTGGTTATGTCTCTCATCGCCAAAAGGAATCAACTTATCCTTGGCATTCTTCATGGCAGCAAGCGTATTAACCTCAGGAGAGTTCTTTGCTATGAACACACCAAGTTCTGAGCCGAAGGCAGTATAGCCGCCAGCCACACCCTGTTTCTTCATGAGCTTCACAGCATTTTCTATAGTATTAGGGATATACTTAGGCTTACCGCTAGGGGTAGTGCCATTATAAAGCATTTCCTCAACACCATATTCCTCTGTCTTCTTATCCAGCCAAGATGGGAAATCATCAGATAACTTCTTATTATCCTCCACCTTCTTCTTTGCAGCCCCCATCGTGTCGTGAACATCTACCTTTCCATTCTTTCTGTTATTGCGAACCACATCATTCACGAAATCAGCAGCGATATAGAAGTTCTCCACGCCTTCAAGTTCTTCAAGACGTTTCTTCTTCAAAGCAACAAGCAAATGATTACCCTGCTTTTCTGCACTTGCGATACGAGCCTTCAATTTCTCACGTTGAGCATCTACGTCATTATCCTTGCCAGTAGCCTTATTCATCAGTTGAATCAGTTCTGCTACCTCTTTATCAGTATAATCTGTTTTGTTGCCATTATCTGAGATACGCATTACCTCGTTGGTAATGTCGTTGTCATACTTGCCAGTCTGATAGATAGTTTCAGGATTCATGCCCTTATCAAACAAGTAGTGCCAGTACAATCCGTCACGAACATCGCCACTTGACAAATATCCCTTCCAGCTTTCTCTTATATTGGAATAGATACCATTATCAACATCACCAAGTTTCTCGTTCATGTCGGTATTGAAAGCCTTCTCGCCCTGCTTATTCATGATTCTCTCCACCTGAGGATAGGTAGGTGTCCAAGCATCAGCCGTGAAGGTTCCAGCATTCTTGCCAGTTCTCTTAGCCAGTTTCTCTGCCTTAGGAATCAGGGTAATCTCACCATAGTCAGAGTAGATTCCGTTCTTGGAGTCAACAACACCCATAGAAGGAGCCGCAAAACCGCCCTGCTTGATAGCCTTTCTTAGCTTATCAACGCTGATGTTGTGCATACCAAACATAGTCTTCTCATCCTTCAAAGAGAAACGCACATCCTTATTCTTCTCATTGAATCTCTGAGACAAAGGAATCACATTACCATTATCATCATAGGTAACGGCATCAAGCAACTTTTTGTTGTTCTTGCTGTTCTTATAGGCGAAGTCTGTATCATTGATATAATCTTCCTCACGACCATAGCCCCATTCTGCAATATCGTTGCCATCAAACCACACATCATCAACAGGAACTTTTTGTTCGATGATGTTGTAATCGTCACCCCATCCATGCAATTTTGCATTATCAACAGCATAAGCACGACTTGGAGTAACCCAGTCACCATTTCGGAAAGAACCTTCCTTCACATCAGAAGGAACACTACGATACATTGTAATAGTCTTAGCTTTCTTCTGAATAGCATTACGAACGTTATCAATAGCCTCCTTACGCATAGGGTCAGCTGCACGATAAGATGCGGCATTAGTCAACTCCTCCAAGTTGCCGCCATCAATATCATCATTGATATAATCACCAAGAGTTGATTCACCTTCAAACTCGCCATTATCCCAAGCCTCCTTGCGTTCGTCCTTTGTCAAGAAGTAACCATTACCCCAAGGTGCAGCACCATTGAAGGCAGATGTACCTTGATAGCTGGAATCTGTAGAATAGCCAGCAGCATCGGCAGCTTCATTCACCATCTTCTGAGCCTTTTCCATATTGCCATCTTCCACCGCTTTCAGGTATTCTTCATCCTTCAATGAGAATTTTGTGCCATCAACATCAACTTTTTCGCCATTTTTCTTGGTAGTCTCAAAAGAATTGATTATATTTGCAGCAGAAAGGTTTGGAGCGACAGCACCTGCTCCATCGGAAGACTGACTAGGGGGTAAAGCGGTAGCAGTGCCTTTCTTCTTTTTCTTAGTTGGATTTACATAATCAAATGCAGTTAAAACCCAATTTCCGTTCTTATCAGCAGCCACCACAACACGATAATCTCCATTTTCTATGTCGTATGTATTAGGAATAGAGCCATCTTTGACAACACCATTACTAATAACATCTGTTATAGTATTTATAGCATCATCTACAGAAGGGAAATCATGCAATGTTTCCACATGCTTTCTTATGATATGAGCCAAACCTTTACCTTTGTAAGGATTTGGAGCAGAACCGTAAGCCAAATCAATATCACCAATCTCATCACGATGGAACACACCTTTCAGATAGCCATCCTTATTCTTTAGCAAAAAATCGAAAGCCTCTTTTGGTTTGCCCTTGAATTGGTCATAGACATCACCGAACTGATTCTTTCCAACTGACTTAATATCCTTCAACGAGAACTTGGCATGACTGGTAATCTGGGCGTTGTTCTCATCAAAGATAACATAGTTCATCATACCCTTTTTGTTGCCGCCAGTATTGCGCTGGGCGATTACCTTCACACCAACAAAGCCAGCATCCTTCAAGAGTAAGCTTGCAGCCTTCTGCGAGCCTAGTTCCGAACGTAGTCTATCATACAAGTCCTGCCCTACCAACTTACCATCTACACGACTAGGATAAAGCGTTTCAATAGTTTTATGACCACTTGCCTCCAGTGCTTTATTCACCCTATTGATATACGTCTTAGGCAATCTTCCATCCCAATCTAAATAATTCTTTCCAGTATCATCAGGAATCTCAACAGAATAGAGGTTGCGCTTTGGCTTTTCTAAAGAGTCAAGTTTCTTCTTGGCTTCTTCCATAAGTCGATAAGCTTCCTTTTGCTTTACCTTGTATTCTTCGATACGCTCACGCTCATCCTTTATAGATTTTTCACCTCTCTCCACTCTTTGCTCATACACTTCAACCCAATGTTGAATGCCCTTTTCTTTGTACATTGCAAGTTTCTTCTTGTTGTTTTCCAAAGAAGGGATATTATACATATTAATATTCAACTCGCTATCAGCAATATAATTAGTAAGGTTCTTGTATTCCGTCTCGGCATCCTCATAAGCACGTTTGGCTACCGTGTATTCTGTATTTCTCTTTGCCGTATTAGCCTTAGCATAAGCCTTGGCAATACCTTCCACCTCGCTTACATAGGTTCCCCAGCCATAAGCCTGAGCACCCTCACCGCTACCCATGAAGGAGTGGTCGAAGTGGTCAAATGATGCTTGGGAGCCATGATAGGTCTTGATAGAGAACTTGGTGTGCTCTGTGATTTTCATATCCTCAGGCTTGAAGATAACATAGTTGGTGTCACCTTCCTCAGCACCACCAAAGTTACGACCAGCCTTATACTTGATGCCAGTATAGCCAAGAGAAGCGAGAAGTTGGCTTGCAGCCTTATCATCATTGAAGGTTGCATCATCCTTAGCACTTCTCATTGAGATAGTCTTATAGAAGTTATCAAAGGTTCTATCCTTCTTCAAGTCCTTAATATCGTAGCTACGCAAAGAAGGTAGTGCTTTAGCTACATTATCTATCAGTTCATCAGTTATAGGAGCATCCCAATCCAGATAGTTACTGCCATTATCCTCAGGTATATCCACCTCATATAGATTATGGTATGGTTCAGCCAACTTCTTCATTTCATTGTAGTAGTCAATCTTTTCCTGCTCTGTAAACTTGTCATTCATGGCTATTTGCTTGTCACCATGCAGGAATGATACTAGAGTAGGATATTTCTTGGCGAATCTTGTGCCATTGGAACGCTGAATGCGATAATATGCCTTAGAAGGGTCATTGTCCATCAGGGTAGCATAACTCTTTCCAATCTTCTTGGATGATGTAACATAGCCGCCCCAACCGAATGCTTGTGAGCCAGCACCCTCGCTCATGTGGTCGAAGTCAAACTCTGTGAAGTCAGCACCGCTACCATGATAAACCTTCAACGAGAACTTAGGAGCATCAGCTATTTCCTGATTGATGCTGTTCACAACATCATCAGTAACAATATCGCCCTCCTGAATCTGCTGAGGTTCACGACCAGCCTTGCTTACTAAGTCTGCTTGCTCTGCTCTAGTCAAGATACGGTTCACCTTCATCGCACCAGTAATCACCCAAGGGTCAGTCTCAGGGTTCGGGTTGGTACGATACATATAATATCCATCAGTAGGCAGATGTTTCAAGCCAGCCAATGAATGCTGATACTTGCCCGATGGATTGATACCCTCTTGGCGAGCTTCCTCCTGATAATCAACATCAGCAGCATACTCCACCTCAGCGAAGACGAAGTTCTTAGGGAAGAGTGTCTTGTTTCCCTCAGCATCCTTGCGGTTGAACTGGATAGCGTAAGGCACGACACCAAGATGCCAGCCTGGTCTATAGGCTAGCTTACCGCTACCGCCTTGTGTTCCCTTGCCGCCCTGCTTAACCTGAGGTCTGCCAGTCTTGCTTTCTCCTGCAATAGGAGCCGCATCAGCATCAAGCCACACACCAACAGGAGTAGCAGCACCATTAGGGTTCGCTACCATTGGTGGATAGAGTTTGCCATCCTTTAGCACGAACACCTTGTAGCCGATACCCTTCTTCTTAGGCTCAGGCTTTTGACGGAGAGAGTAGGACACATCTTCGCCAGTCTCAGAGTTCGTCACCTCACCTTTGGCAGTCTTCACGTAGGCTTGTTCGATAGAGCGGATGATGTTCTTGGTCACATCGCTATACTCAGTACCAAAGAATGCCAACTTAATCTTCTGCAATATCTCATGGATAGCAGCGAGCAGAGGATGAGACATCTTCATAGCGAGAGTGTGAGCAAGGTTCAAGTCACGAATCATTTCACCTACCGCATCAGCAACAACCTCCTCAGCATAGTAATCTCTAGCACGTCCAGAGAATCCAGCATCGGAATATCTCTGCATGGTCTCATCTACCGCCTTGTCGAAGGCATCAGAGCCATAGGTATCAAGCACGAGCTGAGTCAACTCATTGTATGCAGCAGGGTTCAGATTCTTGATTTGGTGAGTCATTTCGTGACCGAAGATAAACTGAGCACCTTCCGTGATAGAAGAATCAAGAGTGATGAAGATGGTACGATGCACGTTGCCATCGGCATCCGTAGTCTCCTGAATCCAGCCGTTGCCCAACTTATCAGAGTACTGCCATTGAATGTTAGCACCCATCATCTTAGCCAGTCTCTCGAAAGCCTTGCGAGTCTTCTCGCCCAAGATATTGTCAACGACCTTCATATCATCCACCTTATTCTTCTCCACATCAGCAGCACGCTCAGATGTAGTCTGCTGTGTACCATTGTCTCTAGCAGAGAAAGGAAGGTCAGTCTGGTCACGCTGAGCACCAAGCGGATTCTCGTCCGTTGCATCCTCAGGAACCTCAGGAGCATTTATATTCTCATTTGTCTGCTCATTTATCTTCTCATTCTCCTCATCATTCTCCTCATCATAGTTCTGTTCCCCAGTCTTCTCCTCAGATTCAGGAGCCGTTTCTGTCTGTTGTTCTGATTCAGCCTTATTCTCCTCAGCGAATGCAGCGTTATCAGCCGCCTTCTTCTGCTCTTCAAGGATATTCTCAGCCTGAGCGATACGGAGATTTTCAATGTAATTTCTTGCTTCCGATGCCTTAAAACCGCTAGTGATTATGCTGAGCAAGGCGTTGCGAATATCCTGAGTGTCTAGTGAATCAAGGTTAGATGGACGATTCTCCCACAGACTATGAACAAGGTTGTCAATAGTAGTACCCTTGCCATCAGCAGCCAGCAACTGAGTCTTAGCAAAGTCTTCTCTGCTCAATCCAGTCTCCTGCTTAACACCCTTGCTTGTCTCTGTTCCCTCATAGTTAAGAGAGTGAGCACCGAGATTGCTAGCCACATACTCCTCAGCAGTAAGCGGAATCGTATCTGTCACATCAATGCCAGTACCATCATACAGACGATGCAGCAGAGTTCCAACCGTCTCCTTATAGATTTGAGCCACAGCCTCAGCATCATCCTTCACCGCACTCTTCAAGCGAGCAAACTTTCTTCTTGCCTTCTCAATGAGTTCCTTTCTACCCTCGGCAGTATCTTTCACCTTGGCAAGTTGTCGCTCATTATAAGCATCACGGATAGCGATAGCAGAGTCATAAGCCGCCTGAGCATCAGCAATAGCCTTCTCCTTGGCATCCTTGGCATCCTTCTGCTCCACGAAAGTCTTACCCTTCACGGTCATGTTGCTAGCCTTGTCGAGTGCCTTCTTTGCATCAGACACATATCCAGATACGATACTATCTGCATCCTCACCGAACTGAGTATCATACAACTCAGCAGTCTGTGCGGCTGTCAGCTTCGAGAAGTCAGGATTTCCATCCTCCAGCATAGGCACGATGGTTCCATCTTCGAGAGTCATAGCAGGAGTCTGTTCAGGAGCAGGAGTATTCTCCTCAGCATTTGATTCCGATTGATTATTCTCATCATTAACGATATTGGTATTCTCATCCAAAGGTGGAAGCTCACGATGGTTGTTGATATAATCAAATGATGCAGACCACTTTTTACCATCCTTATCTTCAAGGATGATACTACCCTGCTCATCAATGCCAACAATTTTTGATTGAGTATTTTCTTTTGGTCTTCCGAAACCATCGCCACTCATCCAGATTTCACTACCTTTAGGCAAACCGAGATTTGCCAACTGAGAATCCTCATCAGATTCTTCTCCACTATTATCCTCTATCATTGAGGATTCAGGCATAGCTTGTTTGTATTCATCGAGCGACATAGAAGAGATAGTAGCCACATCTTCTTTGTTCACAGCATGAGGAACAATTGTGCCATCACTCTTCAACTCTACGACCTTAGCCTTAGCACCAGTATCACGAATCAGGAACAACTTAGAGTCAGGGTATTTCGTGTTACCATCCTTATCAAGCACATCAACAAGCACAACGTTGCCATCATCATTGAGAATCTGATTAAAATCAAATGAAGGTTGAGTCTCTTCTGTCTGCTGAGTCTGCTGTTCAGCACGTTCCTTCTCCATCTGTTCACGCTCAGCCTTGGCAGCTTCCAGTTTCTTCTGGTCTTCCAAGTCTTTCATCTGCTGCAAGTCTGCAAGCTGATAAGGATTCTCTACCACGTTACCATCTATAGAGATAGCAGCAGTACCATCACCATAGTCAGCCAACACCTCATAGGTATGTTCAGTACCATCAGTATCAGTCACATTGAACTGGGAGCCAACTTCAACAGTTCCATCAATGATGCCAGCAATCTCTTTGATAGCATTCTCCTTAGCATCAGATACCGCCTGAGCCTTCACATCATCAGCAGGGAGTTCTTCACCCAGTTCAGCGAACATCAACGCATCAGCATGTTCAACACTATTCGTTGTCGGGTCATAGTATAGAATCATATCATCGCTATTGCTTACATCAATGGAGCCATCATCATGAGTAGCAATATTACCACTGATAATATACACACCATAGTCTTCCAAGCCACCTGATGCTTTGATTGTAGCGTTACGGACAGAACCACGACTCTGGTCTGTGTACATGTCAACTCTCTGCTCTGCCTGATGAGCAGCGAGGTCAACCTTGTCTTGTGCATCATCAACAACACCTTGGTATCGAGCAGATGACAACTGGTAGTCATAGATAGCTTGGTCAAGTTTATCATCCTTACCAGTCAGGGATTCCAGTTCCTCATCACTCATGGCAGATAGCTGCTGCTCAGAGATACCCAAAGCTGCTGCAAGAGTCTTCATCTGGTCTTCCTGCTGAATCTGAATATCATGCTTGTCTGCATCATCTGCATCATGACCCTCAGAGTAAGCATTATCAATATCGGTTTGATGCTGCTCCTCAGGAGTTGTTGGCTCGTTAGTAATCTCTCTTGCATTCATTTCAGCAGTCTTGGCAATATTGTAGCCACGCATCTTCATCAGGTTCACACCATAGTTAACAGCAGCATTAATCTGCTCCTTACTCATGGTATCTCTCTGACGGAGAATGCCAGCCAGTACACTACCCATCTGCTCGTTGGTTGCGTTGTCTATCTTATCCTTGATGTCTACCCAACTATCACCCATCAGGTTCTGAGCATCATTGTCAGCCACGTTCACCTTATTACGGAATCGGTAGTACTGAGCACGATTATAGATACCTTTTACTGGTCGGGAGCCAGCACCCATAGCATACATAGAACCGACAGAGATAGCCATACCACCGATGATGTCGAGTTGCTGTCTAGCATCAAGAAGGTCGCTCACCTTACCTTCACCATCCAATAGAGCATGAAGAGGAATACCAATTTCCTCCTCCATCACTTCCTCAGCGAAACCATTGATACCGAACTTCTCCATCCACTTCTTGGAATTGGAGTACCATCCACTCTTGCCGATATTCTTGAAGAACTCAGCAGAAGCATTCATACCATGTTTCTCCATGAAGTTGACAGCACCCTTCTTAATACCATAGTTGTGACCGAAAAGTTTTTCAGTATAGTTCTCCACCATAGCAGAGGTCATACCCTTATAGAGCGCAGTACCCATAGACTCGCCACCTTCATACAGGAGGTTTCCGTTCTCATCGAAAGTACCGAACTTATAGTCACCCTTCTCATCCTGATACAGATTACCAAGATGTCGCTGCATGATGTCAGCACCAGTCTTCAATGCCTGTTCTGTTCCAGCCATGGCATACGAGCCGATAACATCGCCAGCCACGATACCAGTATTCTTCAAGATGGCAGCACTCACCTTGCCCATACCACGTTTAGCAGCAAATTTCAATGCTCCACGACTGATGCCCTTGGTAATACCACCATAGCCGCCAGTCAGGAAGAAGTCAGCCATAAATGGGAGACTCTGCCCTGCAATTTTCGTCCAACGATAGACGTTACCCATCTTCTCATCTTCGAGAGCCGAAGCAGCATCCGCACCAAGTTTACTCTTCAGGAGCATCTTATCCGAACCTGAGAGAGGAATCTTGTTATCCATCTTGGTCTTGATACGTTCCATCTGCCCCATGATAGCGAAGTCAGTCAGACCGAAATCCCAAGTCTTGGCAGTAAAGGCTGTATTGTCAAGAGCCTTCAAGGCATCCTCACCCCAGCTACTTGTAGGATATTGTTTCACCGCTTCAAGCGCACCAATCTGCTCAGTAACCAGAGAAAGAGAGGTTGCCAACTTATTCCTATAGTCACTCTGCTCAGCAGTTCTTCCGTTACTTGCACCGATACTAGCACCATAAGAGAGTAAAGGATTGCCGTGTTGGCGATTATCCTCAGCGATAAGAGCTTCAATCTCCTTCTTTCGGGCATAGGCATCAGCCAGTTTCTTGTCAAACTGCTTTTGAGCACCCTCCTCTGTAAGATAGGTTCCATTCTTGCCGATGTTCTCCTGCAAGTCATAGTTACCATTCTTGTCACGAACATCAAAGGCAGATGGTATCTCGCCAGTATCTACCGCATTCTGATAAGCAACATCCTGTGCTTGACTCTGCTCAGCTTCAGGGAGAGAATAAACATTCTCATTGTCCGAGGTAACGTATGCGCCAGCCTTGCCAGTCTCAGGATTGTAAGCGAAATCATCCTTCACAACATTGTTAGCATCACCACCATAAGGAGTCTGATGTGTACCCAAGTTCACACGACCGAAATCCTTCTGCTGTTTCTGCTTGCGTTGTTTCAGTCTGTTGTATCTGCCAGCATTGTTCATTGTCTGCTGAGCACTAGCCGAGATAGCTGCTGCTCCAGCCGAGAAACGAGCACGGTCAGCAGCACTCATAGGAACACTACCGCCCTTCGCCCTTGATGATGTTCGACTACGAGGTACAAAGAGTGCAGAGTAAAAACGCTCATAAGTAGATGGAACATCAAAGTTCTGAGCCTTCAAGTTCTCATAGATAGCATGTCTGTTATCCGCACCACCTTTTCCGTCTCTTGTCAGAGCACTCTCAAACTTATTGTAATCATCAGGCACGTCATAGTTCTGTGCTTTCAGATTCTTGTATAAAGTGTATAATGGTCTTTCTGCCATGATATATATATTTGTTTGTTACCAAATTCTTGTTACCAATTCTGTTACCATTTTACGCCAGTCTTCTTCTTGCCACCAGCCGAAGAACCGCCAGCCTTATGTGTTGTATGCTTGCCGCCACCAGATGATTTACCACCTCCAGCAGAACTACTTCTTCCTTTCAATCTATCCATGATGTATCTCACGTTAGTCTGAGTAACATTCTTGATTCTCAACTTTCTTTTAAGTTCATTAATCTTCTTCTGTCCCTCAGGAGTGTCCATCAGGTCGTAATACTCATACCAATATCCAGCAGTAGTTTGGTTACCGCTAGAAGATTTCTGAGCCTTATTTGCAATACGTCCTTCTCGTAGTCTAGCTAGTGCATCCTGAGCAGCCCAATGGCTTATCTGACCATCAGCAAGCATCTTCTTAATCTTCAACTGATTATCTTTATACTCAGCATCATTGGTATATTTCAACTTCGACAAGTCAAGTCTTCTGTTACCTTGGTCAATTCTCTGCTGTCCTTGGTCATTCTTCACCTTGTTGATGTCGTTCTGCATATCGTGATACCTCATCTGCTCAGCGAGAGTCAGGTTATTCTTGCGAGCTTCCTCATCAAGAGCAAGTGCCCTCTGATACCCTGCCAGCCATGATGCCCGATTCTTTTCTCTCTGAGCATCCATATAAGCCTTGCGTTTATTCACCACCTTAGTCATATCCGACTCAGGATTGTGTACCACCTTGGCACCTTTGGTAGCAAAAAAGATATTGGCGAGCGCACGAAGACCATCACCAGTAGCAGCGATACGAGCCTTGGCACGCTCATTCTTCTCTCTGTTCGCCCTCTGCTCAGCAGTCTCATTCATTTCAGGATTCAGCATCTTATACATATCTGCATAAGATAGCTGCTTAGGCTGAGGTTTCGACTCCTCCTTCTTTACTATGGGTACGGAAGGTTTATCCTCCTCTTCACTAGCTGCATTTTGATTCACATCTACCCCATTGGCGATAGCTTGCTGAGTAGCGATAGTCTTCTCTCTAGCCGCCTTCATTGCAGGGGTTTCATTCTGAGGTGTAACAGCATTCATCTGGTCAACCTTCTTGCCAGCCGCATCCAGTTGCTGCTGAGTGAAGACTGGAGCCTGAGTCTGTGCTACCTTCTGAGCCGCATCCACACCACTCTGCTGCTTGTTGAGTACACTCTGTGTAGTCTTCAAGCCATTGTTGTTTCGTAACATATCTGATACTTTCATAGGCTATGCTTTAATCTTTGGCGCATTATCACCAATCATGTTATTCAAATCATTCACTACTTGCTGAGTGGTTGGTACAGCACCAACCTTAGCATCCAACTTAGCCATCTCTGCTGCTGTAGGCGATGCCACACTAGGACGAGCCACCTTACTCTTACCAGAACCACTATCAATAGCAGCAGCGATGTTGGCAGCAGTTCCAGCCACACCAGCCACCGCATTGGCAGTATCAGCAGCCTTCTCAGCATCAATACTCATCTGTTGGCTCTGCAACTGATTCTTTCTGTTCATATACTGCTGCTCGATGTTATCCTTGCGAGACTCATTCGCAGCTACAATCTGTGAGGTGGTATCAGCAAGAGTCTTGTTGTTCGCCTCCTTTACAGCAGTAGTGGAGTCTTCTGTACCACCCATCACCGCTTGTCTACCCTTCGCAGACTTGTTTCTGTTCTTGATTTGCTCCTGCATCTGGGTGAGCAAGCGCACGGTATCAGCACGCTTGGTTGGGTCGGCATTGTATGTTCGGTCATACCACGCTTGATTTTCTTTCTGTTGCTGGGCAATCATCTGCTCCTGCTTACGTCTCGCCTTGCGGTTAGCTACACCACCAGCGATGCTACTTGCAAGTCCAAGACCTGCCCCAATTAATGCTCCTAACATATATATGTATTTTAATTATTAATAATGTGGCAAAGTTAATAATACTAGCCGAAAATCATATTTTATCCGTTAATACTCGTGCTGCTGATTCAATTATTAACGGATAAAACTCGCATATAAATAATAATTAGTACCTTTGCGGCATTAATAGACAAGAAAATATGGCAACAGAAAGAAATTCTAGAGGTCAGTTCGAGAAAGGACGAGCAAAGACTGGAGGTAAACAGAAGGGATATGAATCTCCTATCAAGAAGGAGTTTCGTGAACTCTGTGCCGATTTTTCTAGAGAGGCTTGGGATGACTTCATGGAAGCTTGGAATAAGTGCGAGCCTAAGGATAAGGTATCAACCTTTATCAAGATACTGGAGTTTAATTGCCCTAAGCTACAGACCGTCACTCTTGACGATAAGCGTGAGGTTCACAATGCCCTCACCGAGAAGTTAAGACAGATGTCAGAAGAGGAAGGTTGAATAATACATATAATTAAACAAAAGACGATTCTTTCATAGGTTTTTGGTTTATAAGGTTTTAAGATTGTTAGGATAATAAAATAGGGAATGCGTGAGCACTCCCTATTCTTTTATATTCACTATCAGCGACCGCCTCTAGCCCTTCTATCCCCAGCCATATCCGTCTTGGAACCACGATTCACCGATGATGGTTTATACCTGATTCCTGACTTGGTATGTGAAGCATCCATACCCTTGCGAGAAGCTGCCCCATACTTCTTATCGTGAGCAGCGTTATGACGAGCCAATTCCCTACGCTTAGCCTTCTGAGCAGGAGAAGACTCTAAACGAGTATCATGTTTCTTCTTGCGCTCCCTAGCTGCTGGGTGAGTCTGATAATATCTAGCTGATTCTGATACCATAATTACTCCTTATCTTGGTCTTTATCTTCCTTCAACGCATCATCAAGATACTTATCAAGAGCCTTAATGCACTTATCAGGAATCTTATTTGCATCCTTGTTTTCTTTGAGGTAGTCTATAGTGCCGCCTACCCCATAGATGATAAGCAGGTTCTTTTGTGAAGGAATAAATATACACCCAAATATCGCAAACACAATAGCGAAAAAAGAACCCTTCAATACTTTTTTAATAAAAGGAGATGGCTCTTCAAAATCATCAATGCACATAAATACCCATACACCTAAACCAGCAAAAACAAAAAAGCAAAGAACAGCAGTAACCCCACATAATTCATGCAAGTTACCCAAAACACCTAACCAATATAATTCACTCATAATCTTAAATTTTAATTAATATATCTATCTCCAATAAAGTTCACGATGTTCCTTCTTCAACAAATCACCAGTTCTACACCACCAGTCATTCGGACTCGCTTTAAGATACTCCTCAAACTCAGGGCAGTTCTCTTCGTGAGTAAGGTGAGGATGGGAATTAGGCTTGAACTGATGCACACACAGCAAGTCTGCATGATTGCCGCCATAAATTCTAGGTGGCATAGCATCTTTCGCCTGATGCCATACCTTGTTGAGGTCAATGAGTTCAACCCCATCCAGTTCCTTCAGGACATCATCAATCTTACCAATCACACGATTCAGGACTTCTGCCCTATCCGTGCCACCCTTGGCAATTAACCACTGAGCATCACTCAGGGCATCTCTAATCAACATATCAAGTTCCATAAGCCAAAATTTTAATGTCTTTTCGATTTCTCGATGTTATATTGGTCGCAGATGTCACAGTATGCGCCATAAGCCAAGTTATCAACCATTTCATTGTACTTGTCTCCATTGTGACCTTTCACCCAGTGAAAACGAACATCAGCAACATGAGCAGCACATTTCTTGTATAACTCATATAAGTCAGGATTCTTTTTTGGTTTATATGACTTAGATAGCACCAAGATACAATACTGGCTATCTGTATAAATATCCACGTATGCACCATCAGGGCAAGCGTTCACAGCACTAATAATCGCCAACAACTCCATTCTATTGTTTGAGGTATTAAGTTGACCGTGATTCTTCATCTTCAAAATCTCTCCATCTTTGAGGAGGATATATGCTGCACCACCAGCCTTAGCTTGAGAATAGTTATCACAAGAACCGTCTGTGTATGCTACATAATGAAGACCATTGTCAGGAAACTCCTCTTCAATCTCATTGATAATTGTCTTTTCATGCTGAGGAACTTTCTTTGCTACTCGCAAACGAGGTTTTCTTCCTCTCTTAGCAATCAGCACACCATTATACGCTGAAACAAGAGAGTGCCAATGATTAGGAGCTTCGCCATTTTTCTTTTTCCATCCCACTTTTGATGCAAGATTCCAAATGGCATCAATCCATTCCTTATCATCCAACTTCATTCCATGAGCACAATACTCATCGAACTCTTCACGTGTAGGCACGTACACGTTAGGTTGTTTATTATTATTTATCATAACGAAAATATTTAATTAAATTTATATTCCGTAGGCTTAAAATAGGAACTGGTTGCACGTTAGCTGAGGGAAGTAAAATCCCCCTTACCCACAAGTCTTTCATTGTGGTGGAGGATTCACTTGGGTGGAGACTGTATATTCGCCCCTTCCATCGACCTATCACAAATCTATACGTGAATCGGTTTTGCAGCTTTCTGAAATATAGTTTTCAGTCCTTGTCGCACCTTCTGCAATCAATCCTGTGCTATGCCATGACTCTTCCTTGCAATTTAAAGACTTGATGAATCGGAAGGTATCTAGCCCATAGTCTTCCATCTTGTCTTGTCTCAAACTCAGGGGAATAAAAAAGAACCCCCGAGTGTTGGTTACGGACAACGACTCAGAGGTTCATATCTAGTAGGCTTGCGCCTTGAAAGGAGGACTACTTTAGTCTGTCAACCGTAACATTGACGATGCAAAGATAGAAACAATTTTTGGAACCGCCAAATGCTAAAATTTGTTGAATGTAAATGAAATTGGATTTTTAGGGAAATAGATATACATTAGGTATTCAAAACGATACAATGTTAATCTAAGTTAAAGTCTTTTCTGAATTTAATTGTGAATAAGATTTAATTCATATCTTTGTTGCGGGCAAGTTAGTTACTTTGCAAAGATTAACACTTCATTGTTGCTATTTTGTTACTCGTTAAAAATAAAGAAACTTGTAACTATTTATAAATCAAGTATTTAACTAGCAAAATAAATCACATTGGAATAATAAAGATAGTAGATAGCCCACTTTAAGCTATCTGTTACCTAATGTATATCAAATGTATATCTAAACTTTTAGTTATCAACGCTTTACCTTTTCGGAAAATTAATTATCCGAAAGCTTAATATACATTACCTATACATTTGATACGTGTTAGTTTTGTTACTATTTTGTTACCCAAAACTTGCGAGTAACAAAAAAAATGCTTATCTTTGCAGCAAATTTATAAAAGAAAGGCTTATGGGAAGGAAGAAAACAATCGAAAAAGAACCTGTCACTATCAGATTCAAGGAACTTGCCAACGGAAACAAGAGTGTCTATCTGGACATCTACAAGGATGGCAAGAGAATCTATGAGTTCCTGAAACTCTACATCGTACCAGAGGTGGGTAGAGGTAAGGCAGAGGCAAGAAGAAAGAATGCTGAAACTATGGCTACCGCCAATGTTATCAAGGCACAGAGAGTACTGGACATCAAGAATAGCATTTCGGGCATCATATCCGTCAAGAGCAAGATGAAGCTCATGGATTGGATAGACAACTTCAAGACTTATAAGATGAAGACATCGCAGTCTCCAAGCCGCATCGCAGCACAGATAGAATGCACCCGAAAGCAACTCATCGCCTACAAGGGAGATAACATCAAGCTATCTAGCATTGACAAGAAGTATTGTGTGGGATTCATTGAGTTCCTGAACAACACCAAGAAGAGTAATGGAGAGCCGCTTTCCAGCTACACCAAGATTATGTATTGCAACCACCTCAATGAAATGCTCAGCAGAGCCGTGAAAGGTGGGATGATATACAAGAATCCATTCAGCGAGGTGGATAAGCGAGAAAAGCCGAAGAAACCTGAAACCAGCAGGGTTTTCTTGGATATTGAAGAGGTGAAGAAACTGGCAGAAACAGAATGCAAGGTTCCAGTTATCAAGCAGGCATTCATGTTCTCCTGCTTTTGCGGTTTGCGTATCTCCGACATCAGGAGACTGAAATGGTCAGACATCAGGGAAGTGACCAACGAGGACGGAACCAAGTCATGGCATCTTTCTATCATACAGAAGAAGACCAACAAGATGGTTTCCTACAATCTGTCAGGCAAGGCTATAGAATGGTTGCCTGAGCAGGACGGAAACGAGTTTATCTTCAATGGTATGGGATGCGAACAGACGGTTCTTACTCATATCAAGGTATGGGCAGCGAACGCTGGCATCAAGAAGGACATCACCTTCCATACTGCAAGACATACCTTCGGAACCATGATGCTTACACTGGGAGCAGACATCTACACCACCAGCAAGTTAATGGGGCACACAAGAATAGCCACCACCGAGATATATGCCAAGATTATAGACAAGAAGAAGAATGATGCAATGGGACTCATTGATAAGTTCTTCGACAAGTAACAGAAAAGGCACCGAGATTCTTTCCCGATGCCTTTTCTTTATATCATTTTTCCTTCATAATGTACAACCGTCTTATATTTAGACGAACCAATATATATATCAACGATATACTTATCACCATTCTTCTTGATTAAGTAAAAACTATCAGAAGAGCCATCTGTCAAGTTGCATTTTCTGTAGTTATCAACTAACTCAAAATAATCTAAATACTCGTCTGTCTCAACGAAATATATCTTTTCACCAATCGGGACTTTGTACCAAGTATAACCGAAAGAAATATAAGTTCCATCCTTCTTGGAACCTATACGAAAATCTGTTTCGTTTTCAATCGCAAATTTATCAATCTGATGTCTGACACCAGCAACCTCAATGTAGTTTGAGGTCAATCCAACCTCTTCACCAGAATCCTTGCTGCATGATACCAGCAGCAAGACAAACATCATAAAACACAAAATCTTCTTCATATCTCACACATTTAAATTAATAACATATCTTGCAAGGAGTTCTACCCATACCCTCAGCTTCCTCCTCACTTACCTCTTCTATTTCTCCTGAGCAGCGAGAGAGACCACGGCAATCAGGGTCGCTATGATACTTGGTAGAAGTTTCTCCTGTACAAATGTATACACTTTCATCAAGATTATCATAAGACTCTATATCGCTTTCTGTTTTTGAAGGTTTTTCTTCTCCAAAAATAGCCCGATAGTCTTCTTCACTAAGAGAGTTAATCAAATCTTTCTCTCTCCTTCCGTATAACTTCAAAGATAAATCTGAGTTTTCCTTTTTCAAAGAATCAATTATCTTATCTTTCATTTTGATTGTATCTCTTGCTAAAGATAATTTCTTAGGAAGTTCCTTTCTGCTTAAAGTAACACTACCAGAAACAATCCAAAGACCAAACAAGCATAAAGGTACTAAATAGAATGCCAAACATCCGCAGAAATTTTCTACTCCATTAGATAATGTAAGTTTCCTGTAAATCAGATAAACGATATAACCTATAAATACCGCCATTCCTAACGTAGAGAATATACACACAAGTAGCTCCATACCTACCACATTTTAATTATCCGACATTTGCTTGTCTCATACCACCGCCCAAGATAGACAATAGCTGGTCGTAGCGTTTCTCCAGTTCCTCATACTTCGCCTTCCATACAGAATCATCCTGATGAGACTCATCACCAAGAACCTCATGCTTAGGCTCCTCAGCTACCATATAAGACACCTCTTCCACATCGCCTTCTTTATGATACATAGTACCAACACCACGTATTACCCACTCGGCAGATACGTCAGGGAAGACGGAAAGAACCTTTGCTACTACATTTGCAGACAAGGCACGTTCACCCTTCAACTGCGTGTTAAGGGTAGTTTGAGACATTTCGACTAACTTCGATAGAGCATTAACCGAAACTTGCTTATCATCTAAAATTAGCATAATTCGCTGATAAATAGTCATTTCCATACATTTTACATTTATAAACCATACTTAATTAATCATAATCGGTTAATAATTTCTTGCTAAAAATTTGGTAGATTAGCAAGAAATGACTACCTTTGCAACCGTTAATAACAAGTTGCTATATATTTAAAAGCAAAAGTACAACAAAAAATTAAGTTATGCAAGTAAAAAAGATAAAAATTATCAAGGTTCCACCTAAAATGGGTAAAAAACTTGCTGAGCGGTATGGTTGTCGAAGGGAAACAATATACAACGCTCTAAGTTTTAGGAGCCAGAGCAAGCAATCCGAAGACATCAGGCAGGCTGCTTTGAATGAGTTCGGAGGAGTTGAGACGGACAAGGTCTTGTTCTACTAATAATAAAGAAGGAGGTTATATGACTGGAATTGTTTACCGAGGTAAAAGCAACCAACCTCTAACAAATAGCAAACTGGTTGCTGAGGTCTTTGAAAAGCCTCATGATAATGTCCTCAAAGCAATAAGGAAGATACTTCAAGGGGGTATCGTTAAAAATGACGAGACCCCGATGTTTGAGGAAACGACCTACATCAATGAGCAGAACAAACAGAGTTATCCTATGTTCATTATGAACCAAGATGGTTTCACTCTGCTGGCAATGGGATTCAATGGTAAGAAGGCGATGGAGTTCAAACTGAAATACATCGAAGCCTTCAACGCTATGAAGAGACAGATTGAGCAATCCAAGCCATCCGTCCCTCAGAACTATCTCGAATCTCTCAAATCTCTTGTCAAGGCTGAGGAGGAGAAACAACAACTAGCTTTGGAGAACAAGCAGCAGCAAGCAACCATCCTCACAATCAGCAAGGAGAACATGGAACTGGGTAACAAGATTACCGAAATGCTGCCAAAGGTCAGCTACTACGATAAAATCTTGCAGAGTAATGCCACCATGACCGTCACCCAGATAGCACAAGACTACGGAATGAGTGCCATGAAGCTGAATAAAGAACTGGAAACGATGAAGATTCAGCATAAGGTTCGAGGTCAGTGGATATTGTACGGAAAGTTCCTCACTGGTGGCTACGTTCACAGCAGAGCGGTAGATATACTAAGAAGTGATGGTCGGCACGATGTGAAGTACAACACCGAGTGGACAACGAAAGGAAGAATCTTCCTTTATGAATCACTCAAAGCGAAGGGCATTCTCCCCTTAATAGAGCAGGAGAACACTCCCAGCGATAAGGGCACTGGTGGAACAGAGCCAGCCAAGGCAGCTAGTGCCAGTCAACAAACCATCAAATTCGACTGATATGATAGACCCAGAGATAAAGGAGCAGCTAGACCGCATCGAGCAGTATTCGCTGATAGCAGCAAAAAATGTGCTCAACATCAAAGAAGCTGCAATCATACTAGGCATGACGGTTCGAGGAGTAAGGGAAAATGTCAGAAAGCACATACTCCCCTGCTACAAGCCAAATATCAACCTACTCTACTTCAAGAAGAGCGAGTTGGAAGACTGGATGATGCAGAACCGCAGCAAGAGCATGGCAGAGATAGAATCAGAGGCAGCAGCCTATTGTGTAACCCATTAAACAGATAAACTTATGTTCGCAGATATTATGTTCGTGGCATCTATAGCCATGTTTGTCCTCGTAATCAAGGAAATCCGCTCCTACTTCAAGGAGGTAGGCAAGTAGATATAAGGAGATTGAACCTCACAAGTTAAATTTAGTATTAAATTATTAATATGTTGTCTTACAATGTTTCAGCCATCGAATTTTCATTCGGTAAAGAGCAGAGGTTTTTTGGAGTTTGCTACTCCCAGTCTCCACAAGTGATAAAAGTAGTCATTTTTTTACTCATGTTTTTAAGTTAGTTAAATTGTTGATTAGCCAGCGCAAGTAACTCAGTTGGTAGAGTATGAAGGTTCATCTCCTTCGAGGTCGTGGGTTCGAGTCCCACCTTGCGCCCCATATAGCCCGATTCCAAGGCTTTATATCGGATAGGATAAACCTTCCTAGAGAGGTACACGTACCCAAAAGGAGCATCATTAACCACAAATGATGCTTAGACGTGGAAGTGGCAAGTTAATACATACACCCACTGGGTGGAATTTGGAACGCTTGGAGTTCACTTGTGAAGATGCAGACCTCATGCCGTGACCCTTAAAGATAAGGTAGCAGAAAGGTAGAAGCGCACAACTACAAATCGGTTCTAATGCAGCCAGCACGAATGCTTTATTTTGTTCCAGTTTAGTAAATAGGTTAATGGTTCGTAAAAATTTAGATATATCACAATATGTGCGATTACTAGTGCTGGGAGTTCTAAGCCTCCATAAATGCAGAAGAGAACCAAGGAGCGATTCAGCATCCGGCAAGATTGTATAGATGTCGCTCCACGGAGGTGGCAGTTTTAATCATATTCATTTTACTGCCCCTCCTTTTCTAAAGGAAATTGCAATATTGACATGTTGAATTTACCATACAAATTACATTTGCGAGGCGGTAGCGACCGCTCAGGTTAATATGAAAATAACGAACACTCGCCCCACCATTCGTGAGAACCGTGGGGTTTTTAATTTGAACATTTCAAACCATACAATATGAGATATAAAGCAAATAGTTGTCACGATTGTCTGTTCTCGACCATGTGTGACAATCCGAATAAGAACCCAGATGGTGGCTACAGATGCAGCCACTATGAATGGAAGTATCAATAACAACTTAAATACATAAAAGATATGGGTAATTTAGATTATTACAACAAACTCAAAGTCGTTCCTCAGCAGGCACTCAGACAAATTCAGTCAGGAAGACTTAGAGGAAAACACGACATCAACCCAATGTGGCGCATCAAGGCAATGACAGAGCAGTTTGGTGTGTGTGGAATCGGTTGGAAGTACGTAATCACCAAGCAATGGACAGAGACTTTCGGAAGCGAGGTGAAAGCCTATTGCAACATCGACCTCTTTATCAAGGTGAACGGAGAATGGTCTGATGCCATTCAGGGAACAGGAGGTTCGTCAGAAGTATCAATGGAAAGCAAAGGTGCATACGTTTCTGATGAATGCTACAAGATGGCACTCACAGATGCCTTGTCGGTTGCAATGAAGGCACTGGGTGTAGCAGCAGACGTTTATTTCGAGGCAGGAAAGGACATCATAGACATTGATAGCAAGTATGGTGCTCAGGATAGTAGAGCAGCGCAGCAGCAGACACAGACTCAGAATCCAACCGCTCAGGCAGCACAAGCCGCCCAGCAGCCAGCAACACCCCAGTATCACACCAATGACTTGAACGAAGGATTGGCGTACCTTAGCAGATGTGTCAACAAGGACAATCTTGTATGGGTAGTTCAGACATACAAGCCGCTTACCGCCAGCCCTCAGTTCATGCAAGCAGTATCAGCTAAGAAGAAAGAATTAGGATTACAATAATATGACAGCAGAAACAATGAAAATAACCCTGAATGTGCCAAGAGTCACATTCATTGAGGAATCTCATCAGTACTTCATTGGCAAGAAAGAACTTAAAGGAGTAACTGGAACGCTCATCAAGAAAGCATTCCCCGACACCTACAAGAATATCCCTGAATCGGTATTGATGAAGGCAGCAGAACGAGGAGGTCTTATCCACAATACGTTTGAAACCTTCTGTTCCATCTTCGATGCAGACCTCAAACAATACCCGAACCCTACGGAAGAGCTTCTAGCCTTCCATAGTATGTTAGTCGCATACGATTTGCACTATGTAGCATCCGAGTATCTTGTTACAGATGGTGAGAACTTTGCATCTGCCATTGATGGAATCTTTGCCGACAACGAAGGCAACATCTATCTGGTAGATTACAAGACCACCGCCACCCTCCACTACGACAATGTATCTCTCCAGCTATCCATCTATGCCAAATGGTTCGAGGAACAGAATCCCGACTTGAAGGTGAAGGAGATTGTCTGCATGTGGTTTAAGAACGGACAGAGCAAGTTCCAGCCGCTACCTAGGGTAGCAGATTGGCAGATAGACGAGTTAATCAACGCTTATCTCGCTGATGATGCCGACTATCAATATAAGGTAGAGCTTCCTGAGCAGTTCTCGGCACTAGAGCAGGAGTACAGATTGATAACCGCTCGTATGGATGCCCTGAAGATTAAGCAGGATGATTTGAAGGAGCAGATGATGAAGATGATGGAAGCCAACAAGCAGAAATCCATCAAGACCAACATCGGTTCTTACTCTTATGTTGAGAGTACCACTAAGAGAACGCTCGACATGAAACTCTTCAAGGAGAAATATCCAAATGCTTACGAGAAATTAACAAAAGTCAGTATCTCCAAGCCATCAATTAGAATCAAACTTAATTAAGTATAGATATGAACGTAAAGTTTACAGGCAAGATTATTGCAGCAGGGCAAGTTCAAATGGGAACGAGCCAAAACGGAACCCAATGGAGTTCCAAAGAGTATGTTATTGAGGAACTGAATCAGCAGTACCCTTCAAGAGCCGTTATCCAAGTTTACGGTTCAGATAAGATTCAGCAGTTCGGCATCCAAGTAGGTGAAATCATCACCGCCAACATCGGATTGAAGGCACATCAGTCTAGAGACGGACGCTGGTTCAACCAGTTGGACTGCTGGAAGGTGGAACGACCAAATGCCCAGCAGCAGGGACAGATGATGCAGAGTCAGATAGGTCAGGTTCCTCAGCAGCAAGCAGCCAACTACCCACCTCAGCCAGCACCTATCCAGCAGAAGATGCAGCAGTTTCCCCCTCAGGTTAATGCAAGCGGTCAACCTATTCAGCAGAACATTCAATTTGCAGGTGGTCAGCAGGGAAGTGGTCTCCCATTCTAATCATTAATATATAAGGTATGGAAATCCATCTAGTAAGAACCTCCACTGGTCTTCGCCCCTACACGGATGATGATTACGAGGAATTGAAAAAGATAAAGGTTGGTTCCATCGTCAGGGCGAACATAGTTCGACCAAGGAACATCAAGTTTCACCGCAAGTTCTTCTCCCTTATCAGAGCAGCATGGGATTGTCTCACAGAGCAGCAGCGCACAAACTTACGTTCTATAGACACATTCCGTGAAGAGCTTCTGATAACGTCAGGATTCAGCGAACCGCTATACGACCTCAACGGACAGAAGTTCTTGGAGCGAGCCAAGTCTATCTCCTTCGCCAAGATGGATGAGCCAGCCTTCAATGAAGTATATAGTAGATGTCTTGATACCATCCTAACCATTCTCATGGCTAATGGTATTACAGAAGACGAGTTTAATAACATTTTACAAAATTATAGTTGATATGACACGTAGAAACGACAAGCGCAACAACAGACGTAATCGTCAGCGCAACAATGGTAACGATGAAGCAAGTAAGTTTGCATCCATGTTGATGGGTGCTATTATGGGCAAGGCTTTTGATGAAGTCTTCGGTAAGAAGGATGATGGATATTCATCAGGCATTCATGCAGAAGGCATCAGCAATCAGGACATTAACAACATCAACATTGGAAAGGCAACCTTATCTAAGTTGCGCATTCCTGCTGATGGTTCGGCAGTAGAGTACCCTATCCCTGACAACCTCCAGTTCTTCTTCGATGAGGAAGGTAAGTTGATGGTTCGTAAGAAGATTGAAGGAGACGCAGAAGCTCCTAGAAAAGAGGAGGAAAAGCCTATCACTTATGATGATATTTGTAAGGAACTCTTCTTGAATAAGAAGTTTTACTGGAATTATATTAGAAATATCTGTTCTGGCGTAGCAAATGAGGGTAATTACGATGATAATGATAACTGCACCAGTGAGGTTCAGGCGAAACGTTTGAATGCTTTCAACAAGTTGCAGAACATCGCCAAATATCTCAACCATGGTTGGAAACCGAACTTCACAGATGGTACACAAAATTGGTTTATTGCCGAAGAATATTTCGGAGGATATAAAGCCAAGTTTACTTACTCTGGTAATTATGGAATTGTTTTCTTCAAGAGTAAATGCCTTGTAAATGAAGCCATCCGTTTGATGGGTGAAGATTCTCTCAACGACCTTTTCTCAACCGACTGGTAATGGCAAGCTACGCTGAAATCAAGGCAAAGCTACAGCAGGAAGGCAAGAAGATACGCAAGCGTTCATCCTACGATGAGCACAACTTGCAAGCCGAAGAGGTCAGGTATATCCGTGGGGTATATCCTGACCTTGAAGGAGTCTTCTTTGCCATTCCTAATGGCGGCAAGCGAACTACCAGACAAGCCGCATGGCTCAAAGAAGAAGGTATGAAGGCAGGAGTATCTGATATGCTACTCCTGAAGCGCACCTCCCAGTACGGTTTTCTCTGCATAGAGAACAAGACTCCAAAAGGTAGACAGGAACCCGAACAGAAGGTATTCCAGTTTGAAGTAGAACGACATGGTGGCAAGTACATCATTGTCCGCTCTATAGATGAATTTATCCAAGCAATCGACAATTATTTAAATGGTGAACTATGAAACAATTTCAAATGCAATTAATGCCACCATTTGTTCATGGTGAGAACTTAATAGATAGATTTATTGAAGAGTTCAAAGAAAACCAAGAAGAAGAGTTAACGGAAAAAATAATCTCTATCTTGGAATCCAAAGGTTACAAGGTAACACCACCTCCAAAGCAAGTCAAAGACGAATATACCTTTGAACGAGCATGGAACCTTTACGAAAAGAAGGTTGGCTGCAAAGCCAAACTCGAAAAGAAATGGAACTCCATGAGTCTGAAAGACCGCAAGGCAGCTATAGAGTATATTCCTCTCTATGTACTCTCCCAGCCAGACAAGCAGTATCGCAAGAACTTCCAAACCTTCCTTAACCAGCGAGGATGGGAAGACGAACTTATCGGAGCAACACCACCGCCAGCAGCAATAAATGAAAAGCCTTCTGAAATGAGTCAGCTCATCGCTAGAACAAAAGCCGAATTGCAGAATCTTACAGAAGAAGCACAGGACAATAAACTTCGCAAGCGAATATGCGGAATGATTGAAGTCCTAAAGAACGACCCACAAAGTTCATGTAGAATCCCATTGGAGATATATCGTGACAACGGAACAATGGAACGTTTGGGCATCCTGTGGAATCCGTAACATCTACGAAACCGTTTACCACAATGATACAAATTAGCAAGTACAACAAGCAGCATCCCCTCAGAGTCTTCGAGGCATTCGCTGGGTATGGCAGTCAGAGCCTAGCCTTCAAATACCTCAAAGAAAAGCATCCTGAGTTCGACTTCGAGGTTGTTGGCTTTTCCGAGATAGAACCTTCTGCCATTCAAGCCTACAGACTTCTTCATGGCAGGGAAATCCCGAACTACGGCAACATCGCCCTTCTTGATTGGAATGAGGTTCCCGACTTCGATTTCATCAGTTGGTCTTCTCCTTGCCAAGACTTTTCAAATGCAGGACTTCGCAAGGGAGCAGAGGAAGGTAGCGGCACACGTTCTTCTCTTATTTTCCAAGAAAGGAGAATGTTGGAAGCCAAGCATCCTAAATATGTGATGCTCGAAAACGTGAAAGGTCTTCTCTCAAAGTCAATGAGGAAGTACTTCTTCCAGTATATCCGAGACCTTGACTCATACGGCTACACTTCTTTCTACAAAGTATTGAATGCAAAAGACTACGGAATCCCTCAGAATCGTGAGCGTATCTTCGTAATATCCATCCTACGCACAGAAGACGAGCCGAACCCAGAGTATCACTTCCCTTCGCCTATCAAGTTAGAAACTACGGTTGAGGACATCTTGGAAGACGATGTTTCTCCTGAATATTTCATGTCTCAGCCACTCCTAGAAAAGTATCTCTGTAAAGCAGACATCAATGAATCAATCGAAAAACTCTACCCCGAAGATTTCAATACCCAAAACGGCTGATGGTTGCAGCCCGACTATCACATCTTCTTTCGGTGCAGGAATCAGCGTAGCAAATCTCCTTGGTGTTGACCATTTCCCTAAGGGGGGGGGTACTGATAATCAGGAAAATAAGAGAAGAAAACTGCTGATTAATTCAGACATAGACGGTATGAGCAGAACCATCCGAAGTAGCTATTACAAGACTAGTTTAGCAAACTATCTTGCACCAACAGGAAGTTGTGCCAACGCAGTTTTAATCATCAAGAAATTATAATGTGTGACAAAATTATAAAGCTAGCAAACCTCCAAATAAAAGGCAGAATAGAGCAGCAGACCAGAGTCTATTCCACCAATGGAATCTCTCCTACTCTCAATTCAGCCATGGGTCACGGAGGTAATTGCATCCCACTATTCTTAATCGTAAAGGAGATATGATAACAGGAGGAAAGAGAATGAAATCCCTGCTCATTTCAGGGAAGGTGAAGCCTGATATGGGGGGGGCAAGTCTTAGACTTATATAATCAGCAAGTATATCAAGGCATCGCCCCTACCATGCTTACCACAATAGATTCATCATCAATGACATTCGTAACCATCATGAACAAAGAAATCATTCATACCGCTCCCAACGGAAAGAAATACTCCATCCAAATCAGAAAGTACACTCCAAGAGATTGTTTCCGACTGATGGGAGTCCACGAAGCTGACATAGACAAACTCCTGAGCAAGGAGAAGACTGGTCAACTCATCATCTGCAAGAGCAAACTCTATGCCCTTGCAGGAAACTCAATAGTAACCAACTGCCTGACCGCCATGTTCGAGGAACTGATATTCCCCTCAGGGAATCACTACCACGACAAGACTGGTCAGCTATCCCTCTTCTAACATGAACATATTTGGCTATATCAAGGTAGGCAAGCGAGTAAGCAAAGCCCACCGCCTTCTATTTGAAGGCAAGACCCTTATCATGTGGTACAAAGAGAAACCTATCATCGGAACCATGATAGATGGAAAATGGTGCATCATGGACATAAACGGAAACAAGGAAGTTCTCATGTATCAGTCTTTAGTCACACAAGTTTCATTCTTACCTTCGCCTTATGAAGACAGAGAAAGAAAAAATCCTAGCCATCATCGCTGAGATTCAGGCAGAGCGTGAAGCTGCACACATCGTTCCCCCTCACGTTCTGACAACCGAAATCATCAACCGAGGATGCCATCAGCCCTACCAAGCCATCAACGAGTTATGCGCAGAAGGCAAGATAAACTGGTGTAGAACCCTCAACGATATGGCATTCACTATCAGAAAATCATAAATTCAAAAACAATATGGAGACAACCCCATTAACGCAACAACTGCTAAAGCAGTTTATGACCAAGGCACACGAAACTGCCAAAGCCAAGGGCTTTAACAAGCCTGATTTAGACATCAACCAAGCATTAATGCTCATCATCACAGAAATGGGCGAGACCATTCAAGCCCACCGCCACAGCCGCCACGGAAGTATTGAAGACTACAACAAGTGGCTGGGAGTATCAGAGGAGCAAGCCTACGAGGAATCCTTGGAAGGAACCGTAGAGTCTGAGTTTGCAGACATCGCCATCCGCATCATGTCGCTTTTAGGATTCTACAACTCTCAGAAGATAATCTGTCTGATGAATGATATTGAACTCAAAAAGACAGAAGAGTATCACAAGGTAGAGTTTGAACACGGAACCTATTCCCTTCCTGATGCCATGTACCTCATCATCACCCGAATGACTTACTTCCCCTTCTCCTGCTCACCAGCATGGATGAACACCCTACGCTTGCAGGACATTCTAGTTCAGGTCTTCGCCATAGCACACATAGAAGGCATAGACCTAGTTGAGCACATCAAGTTGAAAATGCAGTATAACGAATCTCGTCCGTACCTTCACGGATGCTTATATTAAGAGGACAGAAATATGTTTGGAATAGAACAGATTTCAAGAAGATGCTTAATGACGTTGAGTGATGGTAGTAAAATCCAAGCTACCATCACCATCCCAAAGCCTACCAAGCCCATTTTCCCTGAACAGATGGAGCGTCAGTTCATCGAGAGTTTTAATAAGTCGCAACCTCTTTTAGTTAACAAGGTTGTTAAGTGTAACATCATGAGAAATTAGTTATGGAAGATTTACCTATTGGCTCGGAAATCATCTTAAAGGTAGTTGAGACCGAGAAAGAAGAATGCAATGGTTGTTTCTTCAATGAGATATGTAGCGACATTTATGAAATGGTTTGCCAAAATTTCAAGTGTTACGCAGGCGAAAGAAAAGACGGAAAGAATGTTCAATTCAAAAGAGTGAAGTGATATGGAAAATAATATTAATATAGTGGCTATTTTGGAGGATAAGCCCACACGAACAAAACTATATTCACCTCTGTATGGTGAGGTGTTTTTAAGCAGATTAGTCAGTAACAATGGTATAAGAGTATTGTGTAAAGGTCTTGATGGTTCTTTAGGAACTGATGAGAAATCTTTTTTTGGAAATGGGAAGTTTACTCTTGGGGGAGAAATTTGCTTATTTCCATCCAAAGAAATGCGTGATTGGGAGAAATTTGCTTGGAAGAAAGGCGATGTATTGTTTTGCGGATTTAACAACCTCTGTATCTTCGAGAAGTGGGCAAATATAGAGTACACTGAGTTTGAAGCAAAGTTTGCAACTCCTAATTATAGGAGTGCTGTCCTAAAAACAGAGTACTGGAGTAAGACAACAACCGAAAGCTTAATCAAACAGCATATCTCAAAGATTGAGAAAATCAAAGGTGGTAAGCTAAACATCAGCACATTGGAGATAGAGAAGCAGCCTGAGTTCAAGGAAGGGGATATAGTAGCCCTTATGGTACAAAAATGTACACATATTGCTATATTCCAATCGAGACAAGAGACGTATATAGGATTTCATGCTGTTCTTTGCAATAATGAACAGCTTCTATTAGAAGAACCATTCAGAGAAGATGATGGAGATATTGAACTTCGACCAGCCACTGACTCAGAGAAACAGCAACTCTTTGACGCTCTAGCCAAAGAAGGCAAGGCTTGGGATAGTGATAAGAAACAGATTGTGGACTTACCAAAGAAGTTTGAGTTCAAGCCATTTGATAAAGTTCTTTGTCGAAATTCTAAAGATGATACTTGGGAAGCGGATTTCTTTGCTCGTCTTACACGAAAAGAAATTGATTACACGCAGAGTGATAAGTATTTATGTGTAGGAGATTTATGGATGTATTGCATCCCTTACAACGAAGAGACAGCACATCTACTAGGAACGACGGATGATTGGGAAGGAGGTGAGCAATGATTAAGCCAGTTACTATGTATTCTGTAATATGTGATAGATGCGGAAAAGCCTTCATTGATGAGTTTAATGGCATTGTAGCTTGGTTGGACGAAGGAACAGCAAAAGAGCAAGCAATGGAAAGTGAATGGGCAGAGATAGGCGATAAGCACTACTGCCCAGACTGCTATGAGTTTGACGATGAGTTAGATGAGTATGTTCCTAAAAAGAAAGGAGAAAGAAAATGAAACAGAAATTATTAAGCATTAAATATAGATTAGTTGCTTTGTGGTGGTTCTTAACAAAAAAGAACTATTACCTTCTGTCATTCGAAAACAGAGAGGGTGAATCTTTGGAAACCTATAATGTGGTAATTCCAGAGTTCATTGAATGGGTGAGAAAGAAGCATGGTGTGCCTACCAACCATGAGATAATCATGGAGTTGAAGAATATTGGTAACATCTGTAGAAGTACAGATATTCTTGCATATAATGAGATTAAGGCATTGATTGAGAAACTTGAAAAGTAAAGCGTATGTTGTACGAAGCAAAACAGGGAAGTAAGGCTTATGAATACATTAAGAGTATTCTCGATGCAGAATTTGAAGAGCATCAAGCCTACATGAAAAGAGTAGAAGAAGCCGTAGGCTTCGAGTTTGAGAAGTATCAAGGTTATCAGCCTAACCGCAGTCTGCTGCGAGAATATGAAATAACCGCCATCTGGATACCATCCGAGCGTTTCGCCACGCTAGATAAAAAAGTATGGAGAAAGGTAGATAGCAAAATGCTAGAGGATGGCTATTATGTAGCCGTATCACCTAATAAGCGTTACAAGCAGGGTAAGGCTATCGCCGCCGCACTTGCCTCCTATAAAGCTGTTACCAATCATTTCAAGATATTGAATGAGTTGGGCATAGGGGATTCTCAAAGTGGTTCTATCTCCATCACTCAGCTTCTCCGTCACAAAGACCGCATTTTCGCCTTCTTCGATGATAGTATTAGAGCTGAAAAGCAAAATCCAGACTTCGTGGAAATCACGATAGGTGAATATGAGGATTTCATTAATGGTAAAGACTAAGCGTATGGATAAGTTAGAATATATTCCAGGAGATTTGGTGATGACAAACGGAGTACCTTTAGGTACTGCAAAAGATGTCGTTTATCGAGTAACATCATCAGACCCATCAAAGACTTTGGAGTTTGACGATGGAACGGTTCTGAAGGGTGTTGTTCGTTTAGAAAACCTTGAAGGCGCGGAATTTGGAGATAAAGGCTATCTCTCTGGTGACTGCTGTGCTTGGGTTAAGGATATTGTTCCTATTCCTCTTACTCAATTCATTATAAAAAAGAATGGATGGATAGCATATGAAGCTGATTATATTAATGCTAGTTGTCATATAAGATTATCAAGAAGATTTGAGGAATACTCTGCCTACAAAGCTTCGCATTATAATACTGTATGGCTAAGATACGTAAGAAGTGTTTCCGATTTACAGCACCTTCTCTTCGGTCTAGGTATTAATCACGAAATGGAGGTGTAGGTATGAGCAAATATAGCTTGGATATAACGTCAAAGAATAATCCATTTATGAATATAGAAGTTGAAAACGATAGAGTTCTTCTCGGTGCTTACGAAGATGGGAAGATAGCAAGAAAATTGTTCTTTATCAACAAAGAAGAGTTAGAGCTTCTCATAAATGGTTTAAAGGCTGTCAACGTCATTATTCACAATGAGGTGGATTTAAGCCAGTTTATACAATAAGGAAAATAGTGTTTAACGCCTTCGGGCAATAAAATATAATAGTATGCTTATAAGTGAATTTATTCAACAGCTTCAAGACCTTTGTGATAATGAAGGTGATATGGAGATAGTGATAGTAACAGGTAACAACCGATTGGGTTCTATACCTCATGTTAAGAAATCACCGCTTTACGACCAATTTGAAATCACAAAGTATTAACCGCCTTCGGGCATAAATAGAAATGATATGAAACATAAGTTTACGGTTGTCATTGAATCTAATGATGATTCAGAGGACAGAGAAGTAGTTAAGGATTGTCTGCAAGACTGGCTTGAAATGAATTGTGGGCAAGAAAAGGACTTGGGGGGCTATCCAGACTGGAAGTCAGTAGTAGTTGAGTAACTAACCACCCTTATGGGATTAAATATAAGTAATATGAATAAAAAAGTAAGTGAATTTGTGCGTAAGTATGTTGAGGAGCACTTGGATAAGAGTGACCCAAAACAAGAGTTTGAGGTGTTTGTAGTATGGCAGTGCTACATTCTTGGTAATGCGAAGTGGTTGTTATCAACAACGCTTCCAGATGGTATGTACTACGAGGTGACATACAACAAAGTCAGGAATGAGTTCTATCTCGATGCTTACAAGAAATTTGAGAATCGTTGCATTCCAAACAAGTAACTAACCACCCTCTCCTGTAAAAGGGAGAGGGTAAAAAGAAGAGAATATGAACGCAGATAAAATAACATTAGCTGGCTATATTGCATATCTCCAAGGTATGTATAAACGATATGGCAATATAAGTATTGCGCAACTAAAGCATATAGAAAGAAACAGAAAAAAGGAGGATAAGCAATGAGCAAAGAAAAAGCTAAGATATGTATAGAGTCAGCATTGTCTGAGTTTGGATTGTATGAATCTTTAGGTATTAGAGATTACTTAAAATCTGCTTATGACAATATGGTAAAGGCACTTAAAGAGTTAGAAGATGAATAAGAAATAATTTTAATCAAAGTTAACTATGAATAAGAAGAAAGTTAAAGAATATATAAAGAAGGCTATTGATTGTATCATAACGGAGAAAGACCCTGTGAACGCTATTGATGCTCTTATCGAAGCAGATAGAGAACTCTCCAAGTCAGACTGGGTATCTGTTGAGGATGAGTTGCCACCTTATGACGAAAGTGTGTTTGTGACAAGTAAGGATGCTCCTGATATTGTAATAAGAACAAGCCGAGCAAAAGGTAAAGGTTGGAACATAGATAAGAATGGATTTCTTTGCTCACCTGCAAGTCATGTCACCCATTGGAAACCTATTGAAAAATTGGAGGGGTAAGTATGATTACAAAAATAGATATTCCAATATATAATACTTCTGTTACTATATTAGTAGAAATTAGTACAGACGAACTAAAGAACTTTTATAAGCACAATAAAGATAATCTTACTTATGAGGAATATAAAATTCTCAAAAAAAATTTATCTAAGAAGAATGTTAGAGGTTCTGCCATGACTTGTGACTCTGGGGACTATGTTATACTCCTTAAAAATGGCAAGTCTGATAATTTTGTTTCACATGAGATATTTCATGTTTGCAATAGAATACTTCTTGACAAAGGAGTAAATATAGATACAGAAGCTGAACCATGGGCATATCTAATAGGGTGGTTCACGGAAGAATATTATCGTAGATATTGGGAGTATAAAGATAAAGAAGAAAATAAGGAGTAAGTATGGCATATTTAGCAGTAAGCAAAGGAGGTTACGAATATATATTTGAAGTAAAACCTTTCCGTACGTTGGGTGACACTTGGGATGTAGTACAACCATTTTCTGGTTTTCGTATTCCCAAAGGCTCAATCAAGAAGCTCATTGGAAGAGAACTAAAATGGCAAAATGAACCAGTTGAATTGAAATAAATTAAAATGAGAAAGGTTACTTGTATTTGCGACATAATTATAAATGGTCTTATGTTTATCAAAGGCTGTGATTATAGGGTTGAATATAATCCATTTACAGGAATTATAATACATACTGTACGTGGCTACACAAATATCAGTAAATGGCAGCTCGATTACTATTTTATTTAAAATAATTGCGTATGAAAATAGAAAACATAAAATTCAAGGCAAAGCGTCTTGATGGTAAAGGATGGGCAATCGGAGATTTGCTGCATTCTTACGAGAATGGTGCTATCATTGTTCCCATAGAAGGAGATGGTGTTTTTTCTGTAGACCCTTCTACTGTCTGTCAGTACACAGGGCTGAAAGATAGAGAAGGGAATGATATATTTGAGCATGACCTTCTGACAAGAGATGGGACAGTAGCTTACAAGGTTGAGTATGTAAACTGCGGATATGCTGCATTATATAAGGATGTTGATTCACTTGTATTTAATCTTTTTGTACTCAGTAAGAGTTGCAGGGTTTATGGTAATGATTTAGATAGAAAGGAAGGTGAGGAATGAACAAAACAGATTTACATTCATCATTACTCTTCCTGATGTTGAGACTGGAAGAGGCAAAGAGCAACCCGATGTCAGACAAGAACTTTGTTGAAGCATTGACGGAAGTGCTCAGATATTTCCGTGATAATGGAGAGTTGAAGAAAGCCTATGAAAGCCAAAAGGATTCATTGGAAGACTTGGCTAAAAGTCCTTGGACGAAAGCACTAAAGGACTATGTTTCCTCCAAAAATCAGGAAGACGGAGTTGATGCAAAGTTTCCTGATATAGATGAACTTATTAAGGAACTAGCATCTGATGAGTTCGTCGAAAAGAAAATCAAGAATATTCTTGGAGATAATGATGTGGATAGCGGAAAGGAGGAATAGTTTATGACTGAATTGTTATTTAACATTTTTCTTTTTTCTTATACAACTGCTATAGGGTTTATAATAGGATATTATTATTCACGAAAGTAAGAATAGTTATGAAAATAGAAATTAAAAGAGTTACAGATTGGGAACGTGTAGTGGATGCTGCTCGGTTCACACAAGGCAAGGAACCGCTGGGACATGAGCCTAGCGATGAGTTCAAGAAACAGATGATTCTCAGCGAGCATTCACCGCTCAGAGAATTGGAGTTCGATATTAAGATGTATGGCATACCATACTGGGTGAGCAACCATTTTGTTCGCCACATTCATGCTCAGCCATTCGTCTCCACATCTAGACCAGATATTACTGGTTCAAAGGTGTCACGTCACGATATGCGTCAGGATGATTTGGTCAACTTGCAGCTATCTCTCAACGCTCAGGAGGTTATCAATATCTCCAAGCTGAGACTCTGCAATAAGGCATCAAAGGAGACAAGAGAGATATGGTATAAGGTACTTGACGAGTTGGCTCGTATTGAACCTTTGCTTGCATCAGCTTGTGTTCCTCAATGCGTATATAGAGGATTCTGCCCTGAGCCGAAATCATGCGGATGGAGTAATTCTTCATCCTATGGAATGCTCAGAAGAGCGTACGAAAAACTCAATTTATATCCATTAGAACGAGTATGAAATATCCCAAATATAATCTCAATGAATATGTCGGTGGGCACTTCGAGTACACAACTCCCTGCCCATTCGGCATTAAAGGCAAGTACACAAAGGAAAACCTGATGGTCGGTAGCCTTGCTTGCCAGCGATGCGAACACTTCCGAGGAATCAACAAAGAAGATGGTATCGTATCTTGTGGAATCGAATAGTTTTAAGAGTGCAGCCTATCTGCATTCTTCTTAATAATTAATCAAATTTAATATATGAATACAAAGAAAATCTCAATCATTCAGCGTATCAAGGAGAAGTTCCTTGGAAAGCAGTTCTTTATTGCAGTAATCGCCAACAAGGGAACCAGTTCCTACTTCGTCAACTCCACTATCTATCGCTCAGAGAAAGAGGTGAAGGCTTACGAGAAGTACATCACCACAGATGAGCGTATGAAACAGAGCTTCGATTTCGTAGGCTATTATGGTTTCCGTTCCAAGTTCGACTTCCGTATTCCCCTCAGCGGAAAGCCAGTATCAGTAGAAGAGGCAAAGAAATTGGCAGAGAAGTAGTATGGGAAAACTCATAGAAACGGTTCGGCAGACTGGTTGTTTGCCGCCGTGCTCCTAACGTAAAGGGAGCGAAGAACGGAGCATATTGGATATGCAAATGCGATTGTGGCAGAGGAAAGACGGTGGTCAGTTCTGCCCTGCTCTCAGGATTCACACGCTCTTGCGGTTGTCTCCGTAGCGAGAATGCCAAGAGAACCGTCCGACTGATGCAAGCCGTCAACAGAAAAAGACGTGAATCATTAACAGATAAAGTAAGTATTACATAAATTCATCGTATATTTGCAAAATGAAATTCAAGTATTTAATAGATAAAGTCAATGGTTTCCGACACCGCAACGATTTTGTGGTACTGGACGGAAGAGCCAACTCGGTCACACTCTCCAAGGGCATCTATGACCACATCATGCGCAAGGAGCGTTTAGACACCTCTATCTTCGTGTTCAGGTTGTCCGAAAGAGGAACATACGGATTCTGTATGCGTGAGGACTGGGAAAACCTTCACAAAGTTAATACCGCCTTCACTCAGCTTCAATACAATCAAGAGTATAAGAAGGTAGGTTTCAGAAGTGACTATCCATCCATCACAGCCATACTTGATGAGTACAACCTTCCTCTCAACAGAATGGTTCGCCTTACTTGCATCCCTCGCAAGTCAGCCAAAGGAGAACCTTATTACGAAATCATGCGACCAAACTCAAATTTAAGCACATGGCAACAAGACAAGATGTAATATTTCAAGGCTTGACACACTCACCATCCGACTATAATTGTCCGGATGGTGAGTTGGCAACTTGCCTCAACCTCATCAACGAGGATGGGGCACTCCACCCTATCCACCAGCCAGTAGTAGCCGAGCAGAACATCACGCTGGATTCAGGAGACACAATAGAACTGGTTCATAAGGTAACACACGATGAAACGATTCACTCCCACTACATCATCCGTAAATCAGATGATACTTGGTACTGGCTAGAGAAAAGTGGAGACGGAACCAAGAGCACCATCAACCTCAACGGATTCCACGTCAATGCCGTCACAGCAGTTGGCAATATCTTATGTTTCATAGGTGACGAGAAAACAATGTACGCATATTGGAAAGGTAGCAACTACACAAGTTTCGACCTTTCTTCACTTAGCTATAGTGCAACAATCACCAATGTTAAGTCTGAGAAATGTGATGTATCAACCAACCTTGGCGATGATTGGGATAATGCTTTTGAGACGAATAGACACTTTAATAATAACGTAGATACTTCTCTCAAAGGCGCATCTATCATATTCAACGCATTTGATTCACTTATCAACAAACGACTAAACGAAAAAGGCAAGGAGTACTTCAAATATACGGTTTTTGGAGTATTGGCTATCAAGTTATATGATGGAGTTTCACACATCAACATATCAAATCCATTCATCCTTGCACCTGAAACATCATTCAACAAGTTTATCTGGTATCAGGAAAAGAAATCTGTAGGCACAAGCACAAGTCTTCACACCCACACCATCAACGTAAACATGGATATACCCGAAGGTTTGGAAGACCTCATTCTTGGTGTAGATGTTTACCTGTCACAGCCTGAATCTTTTATTGATACAGAGAAAAGAACAAGAGGTATTTCACGATACAAATGTTTTCTTTGGAACAGCAACATGGCATCAGGAGTTAATTGTGATGCCTTCCAATATTTGTCAGAGGAAGATATTTATCAGTCGTTTGAAAACAAATCCTTCTATCTCAGCACCAGTATCAACAAGGAAAAGCTAGGCACAGATGTACAACTCAAACGAGTTTTACAGACAGAAGAAAGTATTTCTTTGGCAGACTTCAAGCGAGACTCTTTTGGAGGCAAGTGCTCTATAACATACAACAACCGATTGCATATAGGAAACGTAAAGAAGACCATCTATAATGCTTTCGATACAGATATTTTCTCCAAAAGAAAAATTTCAAATACACAGCTATGCCTAAATGAGTATGTAGATGTTGCAGCCAGTAGCACCGCTACCACCGATTATATTTGTGATGCAGTCTTCAAGGTAAGCATCAGCGAAAATAGCATCAAACGAGATATATACCACAAGGGAAAACTGCAATATCCTATCTGCCCTATATTGGCATACCCGAACACGCTTGCTACGGCAATGACTATCTATTTCCATTTGCCGAAGTATGACAAATATTACTCGAAGAGACTAAATCTGAAACCTTCCGATACATTCGGTATGTCCTACTATATCAATATTAGTAAGAATCGTACCACTCCTATTGCGGCTGACAGACAATCTTCTGGTTCTTTGGATAACCAAGGATTTGGAGGAAGGGTTGATGCGCCTACAGAAGAAGAAAAAGCTGAGTTGTCTGATTATATGTACCTCTATCACGATGATGCTGGTATTCCTGCTTTCATGCAAATATACCGCCACAAACTCCTTAAAAAGGGTTCATCTAGTGGAGCAACAAGAGCAGGAAGTAATGGAGGTGGTAGTTTTGGAAATCAAGGTGGAACGGTCATTTCATCTTCATATTATTGGGACAACACACCAATAGATACAGGTGACTTCACAGAGATAACCAAGGAAGAATACGATGCTGCTTTAAGTAATGTCGTGAGCCAAAAATATATCACACAGCATCCAAACGTCATAAAGGTGAGCGAAGCCGAGAATCCTTTGGTATTCCCAGCAGCAAATTCTGTTCAGGTAGGTTCTTCTATCATCAGCGCACTAGCCGCCAACACCCGACCAATCAGCGAAGGTCAATTTGGTGATGCTCCACTCTACGCATTCACCGATGAAGGTGTATGGGTAGTCATGTTGACTGATACAGGAACATATCAGTCACGACAACCAGCTTTACGTGAAATTTGCTCCAACCCTAAAGGCATTTTGCAGATTGATGATGCAGTTCTGTTCCCGACAGAGCGAGGAATCATGATGCAGCAAGGAAGAGAGTCTGTTTGTCTTACCGATGTACTGGATGATTATCCTTTCGATTTTCTATCCATTTATTCACATTCAACAAAGGATAAGACCTATCCGAATAAACTCCTTGCACTAGGTAATATTCCTGAGTCAGATGTGAAGTATGTCCGTTTCCGTAAGTATCTCGAAGAAGCTGATATGATTTACGACTATTACGATAGCCGTATCATAGTGTTCAACCCAAACTATACTTATGCTTACGTTTACTCTTTGAAAAGCAAGATGTGGGGAACCATGCACAATGTCTTCAACAAGCGAGTAAACATATATCCAGAGTCATACGCTACAGACAAAGCAGGAAACATACTTGATGTGTATGTGAAGGAGCCAACAGAGAATGTTCCATTCTTCCTATGTAGCCGTCCTTTAACGCTTGGTCAGGATGCCTATAAGACCATGTTCGATTGCATTACAAGAGGATATTTCAGCAGCATTCAGGCAGGAAAGTGTGGAACGGTTCTGTTTGGAAGTAATGATTTAGCTAATTGGTATTACGTTGGTTCTTCTGTAAATATGTATCTCAGAAACCTTGTAGGTTCTCCATACAAATATTTCAGAATTGCGCTAATTGGCAAACTTGCCCCAAACGAGTCTATCAGCGTACTATCTACAGAGTTCCAACCAAGATTACAGAATAAACTCAGATAATTATGGCAGAATATACATTAACAGATTTCGATAAAAAGAAAGTTGAACAAGGTGCATCCTTGGGAACGAAAATAGATGGCGAGATTGTTCTATCCACCTATATCGACATTTTTCCTATAGCTACAAATATGTACATGGGATATGTAATGTTTAACAACAACTTACATCAGTTGTTCTATTTCGATACAGACGGAAATCTCTATAATCAGGACAAAACAAAAGTAGGCATTGTCTATATTGTTGATTCTACAATCACAAAGACAACTGGAACGAAACTCGTCAGAGAAACTTCTTCCGATGGAACATCAAACGCTAGACCATTCCCAAGAAATGCCGTAGCTACAGCATCAGAAGTTGACGAAACTACCAGCGAAGAAAGCCAACAAGAATCAATAGAAGAAATCTTCTCCATCGCTACTCTACAGCCTAGAGAAGAAGTAGCCGCAAGTTGCTTGCAGTCTATGCTCCAGCAGTATGAAAATCCGCTCAATATAGACAACACCAAGATTAAACAACTTGTAAGCAAGTCATTCTTGTTTGCTCAGGAGTTCATCAATCAGGCAGTTCTTTATCGTGAGAAGGAGACAACATCGGCAACCGTTGAGAACAATAAGTACGCATCAGTTGATTCTGATTCTCTCAGCAGCGACACCGATAAACTGCTCTACAACATATCTACGGCTATGAATAACTTTATCGCTCAGGATAAGAACCAGTATGCCGACCAGCAGAAGAATGGATTGAAGCTGGCTGCTACAGACGTTAACGTCAAGACTTTACCTGAGTCTATCAAGACGGTTGTCAGTGGTTCTGTTAATGCAGCCGTTACTGGTTCCGTCAGCGCATCAGTAAGCGGAAATGTTGATGCTACTGTCAGCGGTTCCGTTACAACCAAGCAGGAATCCACATCTAGTGGAACATAAAATTAGAAAAATGTAATTTATTGTCATTTAATACAATAAAGGGTAGCCGTCCGTGATGGATAGCTACCCTTGCTTTATCTTAGTCTTAAACGACTAATACATTAAAATGGATGCAATGCGATTCTTGCTCTACCAGCCGAGCGATTGCTGGCATCCTTAATCTTCTGTTTCTTATCCTCAGCCAGTGCCCAGAACCTATCAGCACCATCAGGATAAACAATCATTAACCACTCATATAAAGACTGGTTCACAATATAATCGTGAATATATACCGTCATGGTATGAACACTTGTCTTCGAGAATCCACTTGGCATTCTCATGGCTAGATAATAGGCATCCTCATCATTTGTCGGGGAACCTATACACTCTTCCCACTCGTTGGAATCAAAGCCGCCACCAAGCATTTCCATCTTGGTATATCTGAAAAGCATTTCCTTGCAGTCTTCTACTGCTGAATCAAGAATCCTAGCCAGTTTATCCCGATTACCATCCTCGCCTACATCATAGATGTTATGGATGGAATGTGAATCCTCTACCGAACTGGATATAGAATCTGCATAGGCAGCAGCCGTATTC